TTTCATCTGCTGTCTGATTGATGCGTCTGCATCGTCCCACATTTCTTTCATATTGCGGATGATATCTTCTGTGTACTCTTTCATGGAATCATCCATTTTTCTCTTTGATTCAGCGTCTTTGGAATCATGGTAATGTCTGCGATTCTCACTGTACCTGTCGTAGGTTTCACCATATCTGGACTGCTGACGATTCATGCCATCATTCCCCATATTCCTGTCTGAATATTCTGGGTGATATCCCATGCGGTACATATTGCGTTCAAATTCTGGATTATTCAGATATTCATTCATCCAGTCATCATCTTCCATGTACAGATATGGCTTGTATCCCATACGACTTCCTCTGCCTTTTGGTGCAAATCTGCCGTTTGCATAACGATATCTGTCATATCCCATGCGTCCAAGATATTTCTCTTCCTGCTCGCATTCGTCCATAGCTTCTACGATTCGATAATCTTTGTCTGCACAAATTGCGCATTTTACTGCTTCTAAGCAATCTTTCAGATCATCCCAATCCTGAGAACTAAGATTGTCAAATCCATGTGCTTTGGCTTTTTCCATAGCCCATTTACCCATTTCCATTGCAACTTTATGCATTACATTGCCCCCTTTCTGGCAGCCTGTGTAACAGGTGTGTCTGTCGTTGGGGCTGTACCATTAATTGCTGTTAAATTGTTACTCGGACTACAAGCTGGATTTCCCAACATCTTGAATACTCCGCCAGTTGCACTTGTAGCTACTCTGGTTGCGTATTTCGTTCTGGTTCTTATTCCGCAAGCCGTAACCTGTGCACAGCAACGATTCTCTAGCGGATACAAAGTTGTTCCTGTTCCTATTTGAATCATTACCGGGGCGGTAATTGTGGTGGCTTCTGGTATACTTTGTGCGATCACAATGCAATACTTTTCTCCATTGGAATAACTGCCTGCCGGGAGTGTGATTACAAGATTGCCACCGGTAAACGATACAGACTGGCTGATTACAAGATGGCTGCAAAGCTTACAAACATTTTTACAACTCATATTTTATACCTCTCAATCAAATAAGAGGTGAGCCGCAACCCACCTCTTAGAATTTAGTCAACCTCTAAGGGTGAGTTACTTAGCAGCAACCACTGTTGCATCCACATCCGTTGTTTCCGTAATATCCATACAAATTACTTGCCGGATATGCCGGAACCGGAAGTGGTGCAGTGCGTCTGAGAATTTCTGCTGTATTTGCGTTCATAGCCGCCTGTAATACCGCATTCTGGTCGGACTGTGAAGCCGCCAGTTTAAGTGCCTGATTCTCTGCTCTAAGGTCTGCTGTTTCCTTCTGGCAAAGATAATCAAGAATGGCACGGGTGTTGCTGTTCTGATTTTCCAGAATATCTCTGGTATTGTTGTTCATTGAGTTCTGGATTGCACAAGCGTTGGTAGCCATATCATATCTGATCTGAGCCTGTCCTTCCCTGTTGTCACAGCAACACTGAGCTAACTGAGACTGTAATGCATTCTGTCCCTGCATAAGTGCAATGTTTGTACTATTAAATCCCTGCTGGGTCTGATAGCCAAGATTGCAGATAGCATTATCTACGCCGTGGAATCCATTAGAAATATTCTGATTGATTCCATTCAGCTGAGCCAACTGGTCATAACCAAGGTTACAGATACCATTGCTGATACCATCGAGCTTGCTAATTACGGACTGGTTATCGAAGCCACGTTGTAAAGCAGAGTCTAAGAAATCTGTGCTTCCATTTCCTCTGTTTCCGCCGAAGCCCCAGCCATTGCCTCCCCAACCAAAGATGAGAAGTATAATGATCCACCATGCCCATCCACCGCCGAAGCCGTAGCCATCATCTGCATGATTATTAGAGCCTGTTGCTGCCGCAATGTCAGCAAGGCTATATCCGCCTGAATTCATCATAAATTCAAACCTCCTATTTGATTTATTTTACAAATCAAGTAGAAATCCCGGGCTTTCAGCTCAATTTTGTAGCAATGTTAAATGAAATATAGTATAATATTTATGTGGGAATAGGGATTCGCGACCCGAAAGTCACATGCCTTAGTGATTTTCCCACAACCAATAAAGGCGTACATCAGAAAGGCAAGGTGTTATTTTTATGAAAGAAATATGGAAAGACATTCCAAAATACGAAGGTGTTTATCAAGTAAGCAATCTAGGGAATGTAAAAAGTTTGCAATCAGGAAACCATCATTCCAAAATCAAAATATTAAGTCCAATCTGCGCTGACGGGAGATATTTGCGAGTCAGTTTATATCGGAATAAAAAGCCTGCGTATTTTATGGTACATCGTCTTGTTGCAATAGCGTTTATTCCAAATCCGGAAAACAAGCCTCAAGTTGACCACATTAACGGAAACAAAAAAGATAATTGTGTAAATAACCTTGAATGGTGCACGTCTTCCGAAAACAATTTGCACGCTTACAAAATCGGAATAAACAAAGGTTCTAAACCGTGGCTAGGGAAAACCGGATTCCAAAACGCATCTTCTATTCCAGTGAGCCAAATTGATTTAAACACTGGGAATATTATTGCCACTTTTGGAAGTATAGGTGAAGCTTCCAGAGCGACTGGATGTTCGGAGTCCAAAATAGGGAAATGTTGCAAAGGCATTTTTTCTCAAACACACGGATTTGGTTGGAGATATGCGGATAAATAATTTATCCGCTTATTTTATTCCAAACTGGTTCTTAACCTGCGATAACATATCATCAGGATTAATTCCTTTTTCTTTGCAAAGGTTTCTTGCAAGTTTTTCAAGACCTGCACTGTCGCCTTTTTCCATCATATTGATAGCATTGTTTATAACTGGGCTGTTCCCAGACTGATTTTTCATAATATTGATGATAGCTTGCTGTGGATTTCCACCGTTACGTATCATCTGCATAAGTTGCATAGGGTTCATCATCTCTGCCTACCTCCGTTCTGCTTAGGTTCTGGTGTTCCCGACATCTGCGTCGGAAACATATTCTTTATTTCAGAAATCTCCGAACAAACATCATTCCGAAGCTGATTAAACATTGCTTCAATGTCAATCTGCTTTTCATCTTGCTTTGGCTGTTGTTCGTCTGGGTTTGCAAGTCGGTAAACAAAAATCCTGCTCCTTCCATCGGATTGAAGCTGTTTTCTGTAAATTTCAGTTCCGTCTGTTTTTGGATAGTAAACAGGATTGCCGGACATATCCACATCTTTAGCCTTTACAGTATCAATCCCATCCACCATCTGTCCTTGAAGCATAGGGGATTGTGGAATTGACTGTAACTGTTGCATCTGCATTTGACCATAAGGCATTGCCTGTTGGTAATTATTCTGCAATTGTGCCAGCCTGTCCTGATACGGCTGTATTTGTCCGTATGGGTTGTTTATCATTGGCTGTTGCGGATAATACGGATAACCTGCCATAATCTGTTCCTCCTGTCCGGGATTCAAGAATCATATCCATATCATCTATGGAACGATGCTTTTCCCATATACCCTCGTAAGGGTTCCTTAACATAATCATTGTGTTTTCTCCTATGATTATATTATATAGGAAGGAACTCTGTTTTTGAACGTCACTATTTCGCCACGTTTTCGCCATAATACAAAGAAAAGCCCCGACAATACATCGGGGCAACTTTGGAAATTTTCTTCTTTATTCTTTTGTTAATTCGGTCTATGGTTCTCGGACTATACCCCATAAGTTCAGATGCTTCCCATAGTGTCTTTTCGCCATAAGCCCGTAATCGAAACAGTTTTTCTTCTCTGGAATCGAAGCCTGCTTCTTTTAAATAAAATTTTCTTTCATCTTCTGAAAAGTCTGTATAATTCATATTTCCACCGTCCTCCCTTACAAGTGGAATCAAACTGGAAGAATACCGCTTAACATAAAACCGATAACTGCGCTGACAATCGCTGTAATAACGCATACAATGATTGTATCGTAACGCTTTCCCGGGACTGCCATGAGAGTCTTTATATTGTTATTCATCTCATCCACAGTCGACTTGATATGGTTCAAGTCATTCTCACTTAATGCTGTCTTTCTTTCCAGTTCCCCGATACGCTCATAAAATTCTTTACTACGATCAGATTGCTTCTCTTGCATCAGCTGAAAATTCTTTTCCAGTTCTTCTATGCGGTGTTCATTAAAACATTCATGTTCACATCCCATCGCCAGTTCCTTTCTTCACTCCCTTAACATTTGCTTTTCCCTACTGAATATAAGCAACCCAGCGGCACTCCGGGAGGACAACATACTGTGCCACGTGACCCAACCATCTTAGTTAAATTAAACTTCCTGCAAATGGAAAAACGCCATGATTGATATATATTTCCGTTTCGGATTCCCATTTTCGACTTACTGAATTTTCAGAGTGCGATTCTTGGAACTCGGCCCCCTGTTTCACAAGGAAATAGAGAGCCAGATCAAATATGCAATCATAACAGCATTCCATATCGGTATTGATTTTTTCGTCTGTATATCCAGACGGATAGTTGCGTTTCTTTTTGAATGAACGAATTGCACGCTTCACAGACAAAGAAATCATACCGTCAGTTTCCACATCATCGGATAGATACTCTTTCAGATCATTCACAAGCCGTTCGTCCATTCAAGATCACCTACCCTTGCTGAGATAAAATTTCAGAGATAATACCAGCCTTATTTGTCGATGTCAGGGCATAGCCATTGTCACTTGCGAGCTGTTTCAGTTGAACTACTGTCATGCTTGACAGCTCGCTTTCTGTATGCTTGTGTTTTGAAGCATCATTAACACTTACTACAGATGGTGACTGGCTGTTCTCGTCGAGACTATGCCCGTTTATTCCCCCGCTTTGGTACCGATTACGATACCGCCATTAGCTTTTGCTGCTACTGGAATAAACATACCTGATGCTTTAGTCCAAACTGCAACTGGGTCTTGTGTAGCCCACATGGACAGTGTTACGAAAGAACGGTTTTCTTCCTGAATGAACTGTCTGTATTCAAGTTCCTCAGGTGTTACGCCCCAGAGTCCAGTGCCAAATGAACCGTTCGGTTCTGCTTCATACAGAGTGAATACATCCTCTTTGAAGTATCTTCCTGTTTTGAGTGAACCATCTGCTTTTCTGAATTTGAATTTCTCGTCACAACGATCAATTGTGATTCCGTATTCCTGCATAAGCAGATTAGCAAGCTCCTGTTTTGTCAGAAGACGTTTGTTTGCTGCTCCTAAGACCGCTGTCTGCATTGCAGTGTTGTTTCTCATATAGTTAATCATTTTGAGAGATGTAAGGGCTTTGTTTACTACGAAGCCATTGTCTTCTGCGATAGCAACCATCTTCTGAATATCACCCATGATGTCCGCATCTGGCTTAGACCAGTCTGTCATTTCTACCTTTGCGCTGGACGGAACGCCGTAATCAATGCTCATATCAACGTTGTTCTCTTTGACTTTTACTGCACCAGTAGAAAGGAACTGTCCTTTCATGACATTTGCTCTGGCAACAACGCCTTCAAACAGGTTAGCTGCATCATCAAATACAAATCTCTTTAAGTTCTCGTCATCCGGCACACCATTTTCAATTGCCTGCTGTAATCTCTCAGACTGATTAATTTTTCTCTTAATAAAGAGCTTTTCAGTCAGGACTTTTTCGAAGCCCGGTCTTGTTCCGATTTCTGCTTCAGTATCAAGTGCATGAACGAATGCTACCTCTGGAAGTCTCTGTCCAGCCATAAGTCTGTAGTATTCAGCTTTCAGGAACTGGGTTTTGACATCCGGGAAGATGGTGTCAAGAATGCCCGGTCTTTTTACGCTGAAATCTTGAGAAAAGTTAAGTCTTTCTTCCTGTGTGATTGATTCTAAAATATTAAATGGCATCTGCTTACCTCCTTAAAATTCTGGGTCTGTAGTGGTTACAAAAACGATACCTGCTTTTTCAAGCTCTGTTTTCGCAGTGGTTTCTACTGTTACCGGAAGTCTTTTTTCAAGAACACGTCCTGCAACAATTACGGAAATCGGTCGTTTTGTATCGTCTGTCATATCGACGTCTTCAAACACAATGCCTTTAGCACCAGTTGCGTTTGTCGGATATACAGAACCTGCCTTGATAATCTTCTTAGTTCCAACGGTTTCAGCATTTGTCTGTTCTGCTGTATAGGTTTTAAGTACCAGTCCTACCTCGGATTCGAGGATATTAGGTGTGGATTCGTACTGCTCTGTTTTCATAAAAGCCATAATCTAAATCTCCTTTTCTTAAATATTTACTGGGGCATTATCATCTGCCGGTTTATTTTCTGGATACATTTTTGCTGAGTACGCTTTTGCATATTCAGATGCTTCGCTTTTCTTTTCTGGTTCTCCACCAGATTTACCGCCACCCGGATTAGGTGTCTTTTCAAGGGCTTCTTTTTCCCATGCGGCTTTTGCGGTATCAAGCGTTGATTTATTTACTTCGGAAATTCCATCAACAAAAGTCTGGGCTTCTTTGAGTGCATCTTCAGCATCCATATTTGAAAATGCTTTGATTGCTCCTGCGTAGGCATCTCCTTTCATTCCTGCACTCGCAAAAATAGAAGTGATTTTACCTGTCAGAGCGTCTTTCTGAGCTGCTTTAAGTGCAGATTCGAGATCAGAAATTCTTTTTTCATTTGTTGCTTTCTCTTTCTGATGCTCCAATTCTGTTCTTTCAGCTTCACTCATGTTCTGCTTTTTCAGTTCTTCCAGTTCTGTTTCCAACGCTTTTGCTTTTTCTGCATCTTCTTTTAATTTCTGATTTTTGGCTTTTTCCTTAGCCACATCAGAATTTGACTGATTCAGGAAAGAGGTAATCTGCTCATCGGTTGCATCTGGAAAGATCTTCTTTACATCTTCTCTTGTCATTGAAATCTCCTTTCACCAATACGCTTTTTTTACGCTGTTCGCTCAGCTCAAGGTGTCTCCCATGATTACGCTATCGGGATGCATATTTTTTTTAATAAAAAAGAGACGATTTTACTCGTCTCTAAATCAACTGTATTGAATTGAACACCGGCAGTTCACAACCTCATCTGCCGAAGCTCCTAGCGAGGTGTCTTTTGGAAATTGTAGTAAGCTATCTCCAACCGAAAACGGCTCATCAATCGGGAGTATGGTTCCTCCGACTTCAAGGTGTGTCTTTCGTTCCCTTTTGTCTCCTACGTCAATCCATTTCTTCTTTGTCTTTCCTGCTTTCACAGCTTTTGAATACTGTCTGTAATTCAGTATCGAATTAGCTTCGCATTCTGAAATAAACATTGTCCGGTCATTTGACAGGTAATAATCATCAGTAATGCTTTTGTCTTCGGCAGAAAATCTTTCAAATGTTGCATCAATAATTTGTTTTGTCACGTCAAGAGCATATTGCTTGATATATGTGTCTATAAGCATATACGAAGCAATTACATCCAGATATTTGTCGTAAAATTGAGTCTGAATGTATTCTTGATCTGATTCTCCACTTTCTATGGTTGTTTCTATCAACGCTAAAATATAAAGGACAACTTCTTCCATTTGTTCAGAAAAAGCTATCCTTTCTTGCTTTTCTTTGTCTGATATTGACATTTTGCTGAAATATTCTTTATACGGTTCACTTCTGCGATTGTTGGGCCTGATATTTAATTCATCGTATGATGAAATACTCATTCTGAAATCACATCCTTATTGAAGCCATTCAGCAAATCTTGCGCTTTCTGCAACTCTGAGTCTGGGTCTGCCAATTCCGGATAAATGGTTCCGAGATATGGCAAACTCATTTCATATACTTTTTGTGGATCACTAAATAATCCGCAAGTAATCAGCGCAATAAGCGGATGAATTTTATTTTTGAACAGATAATCAAGTGCCTGCGCTTTGACAAGCATGTTATCCGTTGGGTTTCTGGTGATTTTTACATCAAAATCTCTGGTCGAAATATTTACATCCATTGAAGTTTTTCGGATGATATTCAAAATAATTCTGGCAGATGCTTTTTCAGCTTCTTTCGTAAATGCTTCTACCAATTTTGCGTCTCGTTCTGCAAAATCCCAACCATTCCTCAGATACACCGCATTCCCTGTGTCTCCACCGGTATTGCCCTGTCGATTCGGCATTGCTTCTACAATCAGCATATTGTTGTAAATATCATCTTTTGCAACCTGACTTTCTGACTGATTTAGTTCAGCAGTCATTAAATCAACATCTGATTGCGTTCCATTCCCGACGTCTTTTACGGATACAGCACCGAGTTTTATCATTTTTACAAATTCTGCTTCGTCAATCTCACAGTTTTTGAATTTCATTAGGGCTTGCACGAACTGTTCAACCCCATTCAGTCTGTCAGATTGATATTTGTTGATTGCATCATACATTGTGATCGCAATTTCAATGTCAGAAAGTCTGTCGTGATTATTTGGATATTCAATGATAGGAATACCGCCAAAACCATTGATTCCAGATTCTGTTACCGCTCCATTTTGTATTTTGAAATACTGTCTGGAAGAATAACACTGGTAATACTGCTGATTGTCCTCGTCTTTTAAAATCTGGACGGAAAGCACTGGTTTGCCAGTAACGCTTGAATAAACAATATATACATCCTGCGGTGATGGGATAAATATTCTGAAAGGCGGTAAGTCTCCATCCTTTGTCCATTCATCCTCTCTTAGAATTGCTTTATATGCAGTTCCTACTGCGCTCTGGTATATTCCAAGCTGAATGTTTCTGGCGTCTGAATTGGCTTCGTCCAGATAATCATTGAGCCTATCAACTTGTTCGTTTGTTTCTTCACTCGCTTTTTTCTTCTTGCAGACATACTGAATAGGTTCTCCGTATATCTGTCCTGCCTTGAATTTGACTGTTTCAAGGGCATGATTCTCAACAACTTTATTGTTGACCTCTGGGCGAACAAGTTTTTCACGATATAAAATTGGCTGATCGCCTTTGTAATATCTGTAAAGATAATCCATCAGGGTTCTATTCCTGTTATGGATTCCGATTGTATCAGAAAGGACCTGTGCCACGTTCTGGGGAGTAATCTGGTCTACGCCAGTATAGGCAGTTTTTCTGCCAAACTCGCCTTGGCATAGGTCAACAAAATTTATTTTGTTTCTCCCCACTGCCTGTCCTCCTATTTTTCTGCATGAAAAAAGCACCAAGGGTTCTTCCCGGTGCTTATTTTACAGCTTATATTATATAATATATGCAGGTATTATTCAGTATTATCAGGTATTAACTTTCAAAATTCTTAATGTTTTTGACGATATTCAGTGCTTTCGAATGCAATAATTTCACATGAGAATAGGAATATCCCATTTCACAGGCAATCATTTCAAGCCTTTCATCTTTTACATATCGCCTAAACAGCAGATCATACAAATCTGAATTGATATCGCTCACCTTGTCTATTGTTTCAATAATGTCTTGCTTTTTCTTTGTGTATTCAATAACCATTTTTTTGATTTCTGTTTGAATGTCAACAAGTTCGCTTACGGCATCGGTCATTTGATTGGGATTCGGAGTAGACTGAACTTTTTCACCATATGAGAACGATTTAAGCCCAAGAGCAAGACTTCTTAAATGTTCTTCTTCGTATTTTTTATTTTTAATAAGCTTGTCATATTTCTGAATTTGCCCTAAATATTCTCTTGTGGTCATATTATCTCCTTCCCCAAAATGGATTCTGTACTGCTGAAACTTCTGCGAGCCTTTTTTCTGTGATTGACATCATAAGTTGTGTTACCCCGTCAGGTGCATCGTCATGGTCATTGTCCCCAATATATACAAAAGTGGTTAATTCTTCCATGGCATTTTCATATTCTCGGCTGCGATATTTCGGGGCTAAAAATATAAATCTATTTTTTACATCTCCTGAGTATTGATTTATTTTTTCTTTTTTAGCTTGCTTTGACGGAGCTTTTGTACTGGTTGTACTGCACGAATACATATGTTCTTTCAATCGCTCGCTCACATAATATGCGTACATATCTCCACCATTATTTGCCTCAAAGTTAATGTTTTGTATTTTATTCCCCATAATTCTTCCGACAACTAATGGAAGTGTCACCTCTTTAGGACCTGTATTAAAAATCCAGTCATAAATGTAAATATCTCCATTTTCAAATTCCGCTCCTACGGGCATCGACAAACTGTCGCCACCACCCCATGCCACATCACAAGCAGATATATTTCTCACAAAACCGCCTTCGGGAAGAATTCCGTTGTAATATCTCAATTCATCTTCTGCAAATATAATCCCTTCTCGTAAAAATGGTCTCTGTTGATATTTAGCCTCCCATTCGTTAGCATCAAGTCTGGCTTTCATATCCACATAATACTTTGTAGAAAAGCCAACTCCATAATCATATTCGAAGTTTGATTCACCATCGTCATTCAAGGCAGGAATCTTGCGGAACCTATACAGTGGATTATCTCGATTGAGTTTTTCAATCTTACCTAATGGGTCGTACAGATTCCATCTTGTTCCAACCATAAGCTCTCTTGCCCCATCAATTTTACGGTCAACCATTTTGTTTAGATATTCTTGATATGTATTTTCCAGTCGAGTAGGGCTTAATGAATGCTGTCTGTCTCTTACAAGGTCATCCACATACAAATATCCGTCAGGAGAAATATCGACAGCACCCGTCCATGTTCCTTCAATTCCTCGGCAAGTCATAGTCGCAAAGCGGTCGGGTTTATCAAGATTGATTTCAAAATCATCTGCACTCTGTTTCTGCAATTTTAAAGTCGGAAATATTTCTGAATATGTATATTCTTGCGTATTGATCAGATTAAGTAGTTCGCCATAGAATCCTTTAGCCAGTTTTCCGGAGTGACCGCCCATAGCATTATGACTATTTGGTCTTCTACCCATTATCCATGACATAAAAAATATGCACATGGTGCTTTTCCCAACTCGGCTTGGAAGCGACAAACCGTAAAACTCAATTTTTCTCTCTTCCAAATCTTGTAAATCTTGGGCAACTACTTGAAGTGTCTTTTTTCTTGGAACGTAAAACTTCTTACTGTCAGGCCTATTCTTTTCCATGTAATACAAATAGCTTTCAAAAATCCATGGTGCTTCCAATAGCAAATATTTCCAGTAAATATCGTCAAAATCTCCACTTCCAGTAATAGCAGCTTGCCTTTCTGCGATATTGTGTGAATACTGGCTCACCTTTATTCCCATCTGTTGCGCATCTGGATTATCCTTGAAAGGAAGGTCAATATTCATATTTAACAGCAGATCAAGGCAGTCTTTCTGGTTTTGATAGACTGTCATATCACCATTAATAATTTGATTTAAAATCGCCCGATACCATTCAAACGAACCTTCTGTGAATTTTTGCATAAAAATAGAGCCAGACCTCCTTTCTTCTTAGGATTTAGTCTGGCTCTCATGTGGCTCTTTGACTGATTGTTTATTTTTTTGTTTCAACAACAGTTACTCTACCCTCGAATACTCCGAAATTAGAAGATTCCTGGAACGTGTGAGTCTCGGCAATATCATCATCAGTCATAGGACGTGTGAGATACCATAGTGAATTATTTTTCCATGTAATTTCCTCTAACTTTTGGTTTGGTTTCAACTCTAATGTTGTGTTTCCGCCGCAATTTCTTGTGGAAGACTGGCATCCGGCCATTCCAAGCGTCAGTGATAAAACTGTTATTGCAACGATTATCTTTTTCATTCTGTGCATCCTCCATCATTCTCTGAACCACCAAATATGCTTATCAAGAATATCTGCTTTTACATCTCCGTCACAATAATAGTTGCATCCTTCATCTGCAAATTCTGCTGGTGTTGTAAATTGTTTTATTCCATCTGGTTCTAATATGACGCACGCCTGTTTTGAAATATAGTTTGATACAACAGCTGGTTCACTACGCCACCAGACTTTTCTTCCGATAACTTTTTTATCGAAATCAATCTCATTTAAGTTTATTGGATGCTCATTAAAATCATTAATCATGCACTTTGCACGTTCAATTCCGCCTCTTACATCGCAGAATTTTTCTCCGTTTCTGGTAATAAACACATTGCCAATCGTAGTTGCTTCAAATTCACCATGTCTGCATCGAGCGTAATTGTAAGGCGCATAATTTATTCCCCAACATACGGGTTCTCCTTCGAATTGAACTAAATTCTTGCAATTTGGTTTTTCGTCCCTAGGATAAGCCCATAAATCATTATTGCTGTATTTGCCGCCAATTGTATGTACATATCCTGCTATTTGTACAACAAAATACGGTTTCCCATTAATTACAGTGTCCCAACCCATTTGGCGTATTTTTAGTCTTGAAATATCCGTATCTCTGTCTATTAATTTGATGTTCATCATCTGATATTCTCCTTTTTATACATTCACCATAAACTCTTTCTTGCATTTGCTACCCTTACATTTATACGGCATCCGATAAATCTTTGTGATTGGGAAAATCTTTAAGGCTTTCTTTCCGCAAAACGGACAAATCACCCACTTTGTACCATTTTCCATTTTAATTTGTGCTGAGCCGTCCCATGATTCGGGTATATTCATATATTCAGAGAAGTCTACTCCTTCTGATTCAAGTGCTGTTTTAATGCTCATTTACCGTTGTCCTTTCTGATCAATGTCAAAATCGTCAAATAATTGTCCCCGATATAATCTGCTTTCCATGTTTTAGAAAGATTTCCCGTTTGGTTGTATATTACGGTCGTATTCCCTGCCAGAAGCAAGCGTCTGTCTGGATAGAACCTAGTCGGAATGTTCATTCGGTGGCATTCTCCCTCGATATTGTATGTGGTGTCGAGAAAATCAATGTCTGAGCCTGTATGAACTAAAAGCATATTTGCTTATTCTCCTATCTTTTCGCCTGCTGCGTAGCAGTCTGCTATGTATGTTCTGCATACAGAGTCCAGACCATAAACCGCTTTTCTAATTGCTTCTGTCATTTTTTCATCATAATATCTATTTCTGAACCGCAACTTGTTTTCATATTGCGAAATAGTTATAGAATCTTCCAGCAATGGATATTTCTCACCTAAAAATATAGGCATATCTCCAAAGCCATTCATTGAAAGTTTATCAAGTATATTTAATAATCGGCTAACAGTAATTTGATTATCCATAATATTAACTCACCCCATGAATCTTTCTCAGATTCGCATATCGGTCAACAAGTACGTCCAACGTAGTCTGCAACTGATTAATCGTGATACAATCGGACTGGTGCTGTCTGTGATATTTTGCGATTTCTACAGATTCGTCGTAAAATGGTGTATCTGCATTTTTGTCCACCTGCCTTTTTAACTCATTGTTATAGTCGCACATTTTATCCAGTTCAGACTGAAGCTCATTGATTTTCTCATTTTTGTCCAGAATTTCATGTTGCTTTGTTTCTCTCTCATCGGCCAAACGAACAACTTCTTCTTTCAACTGATCTACTGTCCAGTTCTTCAAATCTTCAATTCTCATGGCATCCTCCCTTAAAGCTTAGTAAATATTTCCATATCATAGTTATCTCGAATATAATCCACGCATTCAGACAGTTTCTTTTTTAGAAATTGATCTTTTGCAATGTCTGGATGCAAGATATATAACATACAACTGTTTTCTTTTCCGTCTTTATGAAATTTCTTCCAGTCAAAAGTCATTATGAACAATGGAATCCTTGTGAGATTTTTTGTCTTGTATCTTATATAGAGATTGAATATCTTTTTGAACACGAATATCCCTCCTATCTGATCGAACTTAAAATAATTTTATTCTTGCACTGTGGACAAACAATGTATTTTTGCTTGTACCCGAATCCAGATGGCATATTTGTAGCAAAATGCTTCTCTATATTTTCTTCTTTAACATCTTCTTTTTCATCGTACTGCAACAATGCTCCGCATTTTACACATTTTATTCTTTTTAATGTTCCAGGAACTAAAATTTTAATCATTTTTTTCTCTTTCCTCCCTATGCTTCATCTGGCATTCAATCATCTTCGCTATATTCTCACGTTCCTGTTTTATTCCATGTCCCTGACGGAACAACTTACATTCGAGAATGTTTCCACATCTGGAACACTCGTCTTTAATTTCTTTTCCTGCTATTTGCATTTCTTCTCCCTTGTTGGGCGGATAATTAATCCATAATATTGTCCACGATCAAAATAATCTGTTGCTGTTTCGATACAGCGTGTTCTTAATTGTTTGTAAGCGTTTTTATAAAATTTCAAATCAGACATTATTTTGTTAATTGATTCATAGTCTAGGTTCTCCCAGCATTCGCAGCCATCATTAAAGAATCTAAAGTCTGCACAATGTTCACTGTCGCCATTACAGCAGGCGCCTTCGCATACTGCGTATCATTTACACGTGCAACAACATTTACATCCTTTTGTGTCCATAAACACCATCTCCTTAATTAAAAAAGTCCAGTGTGCCGACTTGAACGGCATAAATCTCCCAACGAGAAACACTGGAACCGAACGAAGTAAGAGAAAAATATTCCAATGATTGCAGTTCATTGGAATCGGAAAGGCAGGAATCGAACCTGCGGCACATAGCTTACAATGCCATTGCTCTACCACTGAGCTACATTCCGTACCGCCTATAACGGCCAGTTCTCTGAAAAGAAACTGGGTTGATTCCCACATCACATGCTTTCGGACCGGATGGAAATATCCAGATAAGCATTAACCTTTCCATCGTAAAACGCATGAACTAGATGATTCTTTTAGAATTGCCGACTATCACTTATCACGGCCCGTGGCCTCATCTCTCTAAAAAGTTTTTCACGCAAACGCCTAGTGAGTTGTACGTTTACGCTCATGCGTAAATCCACCTGAGACATAGACCACTTGTATACAAACAGCTTAACTCTAAGCGGATTAAGTTGCAGGAGACGGATTCGAACCGCCGTTCTCAAGGATATGGGCCTTGTGAGATTCCACTTCTCTATCCTGCGATATACGTGAACTTTCAGCATATTTGTACCGGCAGCTCACAAGCCGACTGTTTCTTACATCTTGGACAGCATCCTCATATTTTGTTTATTTTACAAAATAGTGGGAGAAGATGGAGTCGAACCACCCGAACTGTTAAGCAACAGATTTACAGTCTGCCCCGCTACCTCTACGGAATATTCTCCCATAACCCGGAAACCCCGGGTTAGCAATATGTTTATCGTGTTATGCTTTCCACTAGGCTGTTTTATGCCGTGCCAGCCCCACGGAGTTATTCGGATTTGGATATTCATGTCATTGTGGATAACGACGAAACCTTTTATATGTCTCTTGAAAACTTCCTGTCCTCAACGTGCACCTATTGACGACAATTTAACTCAGAGACTGTGCCGAACGGGGAATTATCTTCATCGAACAGGCTGTGCCGTTACACACCTTTCATGAAAATAATCCACATACACTCATTCAACAGTTTTTTCTGTCCATAAAACGGATAGACAGCATATGGAAGAAATGGAAACTACAGGACTCGAACCTGTGACTTGTCGGTTATGATCCGACCGTTCTGCCAACTGAACTAAGTTTCCTAAGCAGAGGGTTATTGCAGTTCAAGAGTAACTTCCTCTGCTGTTGCGATTCTTGCCCTCACAGTCGCAACAAAGGGTCTAAATGCTGTTCTGCATAAGCAGAGTCCATCCGGGGCATTTGAAGCCCCTTTAATCATCCCCGTTGGGATAGATGGAACCAATTCGGAGGGGAACTATATCATGGCTAAACAATATAGTCCGACTGGGCTAGCGGGATTCGAACCCGCGAATACAGCAGTCAAAGTGCTGTGCCTTACCGCTTGGCGATAGCCCATTATTTGTCCGGGTAACACCCCGGACTCGTGATAGAGTGATATATTTTATAAAATTTTAGAAAGCATCATGTCTATATTTGTACCGTTAAGTCCGCGCCAGTTACTTTGGGAAATTGTATTTCACTGACGCAGGCCTAAGCTACTCTGGATGCCTCGACCTGTCAGATTCAAAGGCTTTCCCGAACCTGAGAACGACAGGTTTCTGCTTTTCTTGTATTTTCACCCGTTCAATCAGTATGATGAACAGGGGAATTTGTATTGTGAATGCTAACCACATTGGGTTCTCCTTATAACCTAAAGTTCTACGCCTTCCATAACTGCTCTTGCTTCTAATATTGCAATGTAATCGGTCATGGCTTTCACCTGTATATTATATGTACTTCTCGGACAAGTTGGAGTAAACGGAAGCACTCCTTTATCCCATTTTTCAAGCATTGCAGACAGTTTCTGATACCTGATAGCTACCTGATAATATTCGGCTTTAAATCTGTCCTTATAATCAGCACTGTTCATAAGTTCCATAGTTTCTTTTAATTCGTTTGGCATTTTACGCGCCCTCCTTATAATCTAAAAATCACAACTGCATTAACTGCAAAACATATTTCCATCAATATAAATACTGCCGATGCTATTGGATTGCCTTTCTTTTCGGTTTCGTCCTGTGATATAAGAAATGCTAAAACCAATGTAAAAAATGCAATATCTAACATGGCTGCTACAAATTTTGCAAGAATCATTCTTTCTGTTCCTCTCCGATCATAAAATCAAGAATCTTACCGGCGGTTTCTTCTTCTGGCTCGAATGGCAGGCCGCATGTACAGTACTTCTCAATTGCTGTTTTAAGGCTTGCTTTGAAACCATTGTAAACTTCTCCATGTGTCAGAAGTTCATTTCTCAAAACGGCTATTGCGTACGTAACAGTTACAGAGTTAGTATTGTTCATTCTTCAATTCCTCCATTTCCTTTACGCTGATTCCAACTATCCCGGCGCTATCTTTACTGTCTGTAGCTTTGAAGTGTGCTTTAGGATGTTGTGGGTACATGAACTCGAACATAAGGTAATTTGCTGCATCCACGAGATATTCTGTGTTTCCGGTGGAATTATATTTTTCAATACATTTCTCCATTGTTGGAATAGCTTTTACGTTTCCAGTACGAAAATTCTTTTTAGCTGGACCATATTTAAAAAAACTTACTTCAACTCGATTCTTGCGAAGTTCATCAAAGCGTTCACTATATTCTTCCGAAATCATGCTTCTTCTGCCTCTCCAAAATACTTTTTGTACAATTTATAATCCTTTTTGCCGTTTCTGTATCGTACAACATTCCATTTTCCAGAACAGCTTTCTTGTGATGATATTCATACACCTTGTCATGCATTAAAGGTTTTTCAAGCGGATGATAATTTTCATCCCGAAGGGCAAAACCGCCTTTTTTATTTTTTGAAAATTTTTCAAGTATCGACATTTGCCTATCTCCTTCGGAAATATTGTTCCAATGCTTCTCTGGTGATCTGCGATACGCTTTTGCCGGTTCGGTTCTTTTCGACTATGAGCTTTCGTTCTAGCTGATATGTGAGACGGATTCTGATTGATTCGCCCTGAGGGTTATTCTTTTTCATAGGCAGTGTCCATCTTTACTGAAAGAATCGGCTTATCTTCGGTTTTTGCTAAAAGTGTGATGCCTTTGCCTTCTTTCCAAGGTGATGTGACTATCTGAATATTAGAAACACCAGTTTCGCTACAGATATTCAGTAACTGTCTAGCAATATCCATCAGCCCTGACCGAAGATATCCATCGTTGTTTAATATTTTCTCCATCTTGTTCCTACCCTTCTGTGAATGTAAATGGTTATCATAAATCATTCATTGCTTTTAATTTCTGATTAGCAATTTCAACCTGAGAAGCAAGTACGCTAAGTGACACGTCTCTTATAAATGATTCTTCTAACGCCATGTTTTCTCTGTGAAACAACATCGGAGCTGTAAGCACATAAATTTCAATATTCAAATCACGGAGTCGTCTCCATGTTTCTTCGATTTCATCCTTGGTATTTCCAATATCATCAACTCCGCAAATAATCAAAGAATCACCATTTCTCATGTTTTCGCAAAGATGTTCGAAATTATTATTTTCATCTATTGAGTCGCAAGCAAATGTGTCAATTTTTTCATTCAAAAGCATCTTTTTCTTTGCAAGCAATGGAAACCAAATGCCTGACTCTTTTGCATATCCTATTTTCATATTTATACCTGCCTTTCTGATATCGCCTTGTTGTTTATGGCAGAGAAACCATTAAGGCTTATGGCTTTCGTGTTGCAATCACTATCCCTGCCATGGTGAACTCTTTTTTTGTTTTTTTCGGAATTTTAAAGCCTTGCTGTTAGAAGAGGCTTTTTTAATTTTTCGGGAACTCGGAGTACTCACTCGGCGCGTATTGGGCTTTATATAGACCCCTCCCGGTGTCCCCTGCCGGACGCTACCAGGGAAGCCCGCCGCCCCATGGGTTCCCGCTTCCCTGGTTTAACGCTGACTTTTAATGGCCTGCGGCAGTGGTCAAGGGAATGTGTGATAACGGTTATTCAGCCAGAACATATGTATCTATGGAACAAACTTCAGTTTTCTTTATAGATCGGTGTACATATTAAACAAACACAGTCATTTTATATTGTACATGTTATACAATTTACACTATTCAAGCTATTTCCATGCTCTTTTGTCCGCCCTCTGCGTACTTTTTAGGGTCTCTGATCTGTTACAGCTCCGGCTTTTCCATCTCTGGAAGCTCCAGCGCCGCCCTGTGTTTATCTGCGATCTGCTGCGCTGTCTGGTGTGGTATGCCGTCCTGCTGTGCTGTCTGCACTGGTGCCGTCTCTGCCATACCGTAAGCTGCTTTTGCAACAAAAATCAAGTTGGCATTTGTGCCGGGCTGGTTGTTTAATCTATTGACTGTACAATTCTTGCAGATATCGAACCATTTTTTAACCGTGGTGCCATGCGATGAGCTTGTTCTATAGTCCCCACGCATCCAATCACTAAATGTTGACCGATTAATATTAACTAAAAAGCTAAATACTTCTAATGTCGGTAACACATTGTATTTACTGCATACCCTGACAAATATATTAAATATATTATCCAGCAACTCTATATCATCGTTACTTGGTTTCGGTATTCTATCCGCAATATAAAAGATCATATCCACGAAACTATCAGCAACAACAGATTTATATTCTTTCTGTGTATCAAATTCTTCTGGAGTTACTTGTAACACAGTGTTTATATATTCATCCACGAGCCTGTATATATCATTCTCATATACTTCTATTCCCTGTTCTGTCACTGTTGTATTACTCTTTTTCACTGTATCACCTCCAAAAAATCAAATAAAAAAAGACGACAAAAACACGTTTGCAGATACTTTTTCAGAACTCTTATTTGTTCCTTTTCTTTCCGTCTGCTACGGTTTTTAGTCGTCTAATAGTCTTAATTATCATTATTGCCTTTCGGCTTATTCAGTTGTTAATTCTGTTTTATCATACTTTTATATCACTGTCAACAGTATATTATATTTAATTTTACTGTTGCGTTACTCTTATTAACTCTATATATCTATACGGTACTGTATAGTATGTATATTAATAAACTCTAGGTCTTTAGAATCTTGGAGGGGATTATAAATACAGTTATTATATATTTATACATCTTGTAATACGGTCATTTTCCGGCATATATCGCACAAAAAGCCAGACCTTCCGGCACCTTGTCCGGCGTGATCTGGCTGCTAAATTCTTATTCTTTTCGCGCTCTGGCTGTCGCCCCCTCCTGAGTTCCGTCGCCTGTCGTTATTTTTATTTTATCCACACCGGTTTTAAAAATCAAGTCCCAAAATAAAAAAATTTTGCTTGACAACTTCGGCGGTTTTATGATAAATGTATTTTAACAACTTCGGCGGCGGGGTTGTTCCCCTCACTTATTACGCCGCCAGAATAAGACAGCAAAAGCCCCCGGGTTATCTCTCAGGGGCTTATTTTGTGTCTTTCCAAAATGGAAATATTAAAATTTGCACTTATTCAGTACTATTTCAAATTTACATTCAATTACATCAGTAATTGTTGTCTAAATAATACTATAGATCAGATGAAAAAGCAAGGATTGTTTAAATTATCACAATCTGTAATTACTTTCATTCCTCTATCTAAATATTTCACTCGGACATCATTAAATCTTCGATTTCCTTTGCTGATCGCATAATCTTTGTGAACTGTGTAAACAGTTCCGGGCGTTTCTACTGTAGCCGGTGCATAAGCACACATATCAAGTGCCATTTCCTGCGCTGGCAGAACATCGACAATCTTTACATCGTCAATTCTTATCAAGTCCTCATGTCGTCCCAGGCTTGGGAATGTCCGGGGATTTAAGATTTTCCTGTAAATTACGTCAACTTCTTTCTGATTTTCCGGCATAATATGCAATCTCAGGTCCAGATCAGACACCATATTTTCATAAATTGGCGTATTGACCCAGCCTACAAACGAATCCCCGGATTTTACCCTGACTGGAAAGCGCTGTTTAAATTCTTCTGTTTCTGATCCTGCGACAGCTCCGCCACGCCACCTCATGCAGATTTCCGGCTTGTTCATGACTCCGTTTCCGGCTACGGATATTTTCATATCATGCCAGCTATCCCACCGACAAAGAAAATGAACCATCCCAGCAACTGTAGAAAAAGGCGGAAGCGGGTATGTTTCGCCCCGCTTGCCATTCCATCCCGGCATTGAAAACCGGGCGGCGTCCATATGCCCTTGTATCATTACTGCTTTCATGCGTTCATTTCCTTATCTGCTCGAAATCCTTCAAGAATATCATTGTATAAAATTTCTGGTATTTCTTCCTCCATGAGTGGCTTTCTTTCTTCGAGTTCTGCGTCAAGGCTTGCGTCGATGTCTGCAAGCGCCTGCTCTCTGTTGAATCCCATTTCTACAGCTGCACTCAATAAATCAATTGTTTTCTTCATTTCTCTTTCCTCCCTGTTTTTATTTCCAGCGCTTTACAATGTCCCCATCGTAATGATCTGGTGCGCCTTCGTCTGGGTTGACGCTTTCCAGAACGTAAAACTCCGTCCTGTGTTTCCGACTTATTTTTTTAAAACATTATATAGGACTCTCCGTCTCCGCCATACTCGTTAGCTGCCTCTTCTGCCTCTTCCAGGCTGGAATAAACACCAATTGTTTCATAACTTGGTGTTTCGACAACTTCGATTTTCATCGGGGTTGTTTCCAAGGTGTCCACGAAGCCCGTCTGCACGAACTCGTTTTCGTCCTCGTCAAACTCGAACTCATTTTCCTCAATCGCATACTCCTCAACTGAGTAAAACGTCATATTGTGATTTTCAAACTTGCTGACGCTTGTCTTGCGTTTTGCAAGTTCCTTTTTAGCCTCTTCCAGATCGTCAAACGTTTTTATGTATTCGGGATCCGGATCCAAAGCTGTACATCCTTCTTTAATCTCCTTTCTATTTTGGCGGTTAAATTCTGCCGTTCTTTTCACCAAATCATATTTTATCATGTTCCTATTCCTCCTCTTCCATATCAAGCCAAATTTCACACTGTTCGCCGTCCTCCTCGTAGCTGACAACCTCGCCAGCTTCCAGGCGTTCCCGCCAGTCTTCCGGGTAGTTTTCCGGGATGTAAATACAGTTTCCCGGAAAGAACTGGTTGTTGCGTTTCTCATTGACTAAATATTCCATTTTGCCCTCCTTACGTCCTCTGCTTTACATTGTTTTTAATCAATCCCGGTAACCTTAACCCGGGCCTGTAAAATGTCCTCCGCAGATTCCAGAGCCTCGAAATCCACGATATACTCCTCACCATCCTGATATACGGCGATTGCTCCAGACTCTAACAGCTCTTCGCCGTCCCCGTTCCCGTCCCAGAGCTGGCCGAAGAAATATTCTTTTCCTGCTTCGATTGTGCCCTCTGTTCCGAGGATGTATGACAATGTGTTTAATTTCATTTTTGTTCCGACTCCTCTCCGCCCCTCCTGGGGCTACATGATTGTTTTTTTTATTTTTCTCAACATAATCTACAAGTTACCGAGGCGACCGCCCCAGCCCGACCGGGCTATTTGATGTGCTTTCTTTAACTGTCTTAATTATATTCTAATATTAGAATAATGTCAATAGTTTTTTAATAATATTTTATTTTTTCTGCATCTGTTGGCTCAACCTCGATCACGTCGCCCGGCTGCATTTTTAACATGATGCAAATTTTATTGAGTGTTTCTAATGTAATGCTTTTCCCTGCTTTTATATTCTGTGCTGTCTGTGCCGGCAATAACCTTTCTTTTTGTATGCGGGTCTGGTTGTATCCTTTCTTTTTTAATTCCGCAAAAACATCTATTTTATATTTTACCATTTATTTTCCTCCTGTCCGTTTTGCTTCTATATATAATGTAACATTTCTCTTTAATTTCGTCAATAAAAAATATTCTAATTTTTGAATAAAATAGTATTGACATTATTCTAATTTTAGAGTATTATATAATCATCAACAGAGAACAAACAACCCGGACACAAAGCCGGAGGAAAGAGAGGAAAAAGGATATGAATAAAATCAGAAGAAAGAGATTGGCTGAGGCACTTGATCTGATCTCGCAAGCTAAAGACATTTTAGAAGAAGTTAAAGATGAAGAACAGGACGCATTCGATAATCTGCCAGAAAGTTTCCAGTATAGTGAGCGTGGCGAACAGATGGAAGAGTATATTTCAGATATCGAAGAAGCATTTGATAACTTAGAAGAAGCTGAAGGGCTTATTTCAGAAATTTAAGAAAAGAGGTAATAGACATGACAAAGAAACAATATAAACGATACGTAATGAAGACGCTTAGGACATTTAAAGCGAAATATGTACCTGATAAAAAAATGATGACTGATAGAATTAGCGTTCCAAAGTGGGGAACCGTTATTCTAGTAGGGCCTCATAAGGGCGAAGTATTAAGAAGTTATGAACAGGCATGGAACACCATAGATGCGGCAATAAACGGATAGCCGAAACGGTCAGAAATGACCGTCCACCGGAACCGTCCTCCCGGTGCTGATGATGGCAGGGCAGAAAGGAAAACAACCATGAAAAAGTTAATTATCGCGGCAATGATCGCCGCACTCACCCACGCACCACAGAACGCCAATATTTACACGATGCCGGGCGTATATCACAGCAAAACCCAGACAGTAACCGACATCCGCGGCGAAGAATGGGGATTTGACGCAAGACTAAAAAATAACACACCGGTGGTCATTACGTTCGAAAGTCGCGGTACTTATGACATGAAAGACGATGTTGTTTTGAGTCTCAGGAGGGTTAAAAAATGAGATATAACATCTATCTGGGACAGATTGAAAAGGCCCACACAAAAAGAAAGCTGGCGAAGCTCCTGGACCTGATCGGGAACGACTTCACCGGGATTAACTCCCGACAATATGAAGAATTAAGATTCTTGATTCTTTATAAAATGTCAGCATGAAAAAAACCCCGGAAAGCTCCAGGGTCATAAATAAAAATTATTAAAATACCAGCAAAAATAGAATATCACAGAGAAGGAGAAAAATCAATGGCAAACAAATATTTGAATAGATTAAATTGGGTGGTGTTCGCAATGATCGACCGCAGTACACAGGACGACAAGAAAAGTAAAATAAGCGTTGCAGGCGCTTTTAGTTACCCATGCAACGCGGAAGACTTTATAAAAACTCTTCCGACTGAACATAAGTGGTACATGCTCGACACTGACCGCCTGGAACGGTTCGAAGAATTTTATAATTATGTACAAGACATCAACAAGCAATATGGGGATTACGCAATATTCCATATTAATGACGGCGGTTTTACCGTTGATGAATTAAATTGTTTTCGCTCTATCCTTGATCTTTGGACAGATGCGAAAATCAAATAATTTCCTCCGGCGGCGGTCAAGCCGTAGCCCCAACGCAACCGCCGGACTTCAAAAATAAAAAGAGAGGTAAATAAACTATGAAAAATACAATGTTTTTAACTCCTGAGCAGGAGCAGGCAAGAAAAGAAAAAGAACAGGCAATTGAAAGTCTGAAATATAACTCAATGTGCTACGGCTGTAAAGAGTTCTGCGCAGATTGTGGCGGAACCACTGAAAAGCTGTGGAGCGGCTGCATTTGGTACGAAAAAACCGATTTTCCGAGCGTTTACGCTCTGGCGGCATATGTCCCGGAACTGATCAAAAATGAGGATTTTTCCTCTTTTGATGAGTTTCTGGAAGAGCTGAGAAACAACCGCGCCGGCGTTGTCGACTGGCTCGAATCCCGGGCACGCGGCGAACACTTCAAAAATGAAGTACTGACCGATAAATATATTGCAGCTTGCAAAAAGATTCTTGAAATTTTAAAGGAGGCGTAGCAGCTATGACGCAGAAAGAATTAAAAGAAATGTACATGAATATTATTAAAACAGAGGTCTGGGAAGATGAGTACATGCAAAATTTTGCAAAGAAAAATTGTGCTTATGTGGTTCAATTTTCAAACGGAGATATCGCAGATATTGAAAAACCATCTATAAAAAAGGACTTTTGTTTTGGTGCTGGCTCTTATGGTACTTGCACCAACGAAGAAATGAAAGACGCCGAAAACATGGCAGCATTAGCCCGGAAAAGTGAACAATATTTTAAAGAACAAAATCTAAAAAAGATTGATTCTGATATAGAGGATCTCGAAAAATGTTTGAGCGGTTTTGAATACGAGTGTTATACATACACTCATTATATGGGGCAGCCAGACAACAGCAAATTAAAGGCTTTCACGGTAGTGAGAACCGGATATAATCCAGAATTTACCCCGATGCGTTGGATTAATTGCAAGGATATAAAAAAGCTGGGCGCGGACGATATCCAGAAAATTATTGACGGCTTTAAAGAAGTCAGAAAAGCATTTGAAAAACAGATTGACACATATTTGAAAAGATACGGAACAACAAAAGTAAATTCTTGGTCGTATATCTGCGATTAACAGGCCGGCAAGCGTACCGGGGAGCATTTCCCCGGCGGCCTTTTAAAATAAAATCAGGAGGAAAATAAAATGATTAAAATTGACATGTGGTACGATGACAAAAAGGAACAGGCAACCGGGCTTGATATTTGGTTTAATGATCTCGGCTGTTTTTATTCTGGAAATATCAAGATTTTTGGCAAGACCGTGGGTGACTATTACGCAGACAGCGTTCAGGAAATTTGCGAAGCGTTTCCGCACCTGGAAAAGAAAATAAATGATTGCTTGAATTAAATAAACAATTCCGGGCGGGGCTTTCCCGCCTGTTTTTCTAACCAGAAAGGGGCTTTTATATGATAGATAGAATTATAAAACCATCGTCGAAACAGACTATTGACGCCATAAAAAGCGGGGATTTTTCCGAAGTTGATAAAATTAAAGAATCGGCAGAAAAGGACGCTAGACACGTGTTTAATGCGGTTGCTTCCGGTTCCGTCCCGCTGATCTGGTACGACTTGCCGCCGGTGCGGTGTCAGTCTGGGGCGGTGTCTTTTATACGGTATGCGCTGCATAAATCCACGAAAAAACCGGGATATTTACAACTTTCCTGTATGGAGATCAAAAACGGCTGCATGATTCCAACATCAGACCGTCAATACAATATCGCTGACGGCGGCTTTTCTGAGTTCTTCCGGGACTTTCCCCAGATTGCAAATATAAACTATTTAGAGCAGTAAAACCGCTGCTCTTTTTCTGGTGTCCTGCATCCGCTCCGGGCGGCGGTGGTTCGTGACCTGTGCCAGGACTTCACCGGGGCTTGTTTCCCGGTGTGATGTGCATTGGCAATTATGTATAGTTGTATTGGCTTCTATTTGACGTTTTAACGGCTTTCAGCGTGATTCTGGTATATTTTGTCGCAAGTATATAAAGCCATCTTAAATCTTCAAATATCGAGCTGGTAACAGGTATTGACGACAGAGCATAACGGGGTTATTATTACTTTGTGTAGCTGTACGGCTATAAAAGGGAGATCACATGAGTAAAATAAAATACGTGTATCCATACAAAAACACTGGTAAATGGATTACGCAAATAAATTATAACAGCAAGAATTACACGCTTGGAATTTTCGCAAGCCCAGAGGAAGCCGCGCAAGTCCGCAAAGATGCGGAAACCGCAAAGAATAACGGCACGTTCCCGGAGTTCTTCGCGAAGCTGCGCCCGGGTGTGCAGATCACAAACAACAATATAAAACGATGCGTTGTCTGCGGGAAAGAGTTCGAGAGTCGTAACGGGCGACTTGTGTGCGGCCCGGAGTGCAAAAGGGAACGGCTGCGGATGTCTTACGCAAAAGCAAATTCCAAAAACGCTTATAAAAAAGACATCGTAAAATACAAAAATCTGCATCTTAACAGTTTCGGGCGCTGGGAGGTTAATGTATACCGGGATGGCGCAAAATATTACCTTGGCTCTTATTCTGCCTTAGAAGACGCCTTAAGCGCTCGTGATAGTTTTACGGGATGCACAGGAAACTACGCAGAAAAAGCGGAAGAAATCCGATCAGGGGCGTTAGCGACACAAGCACAAAAATGGTGCACCGGGTACAAACACGCTCAAGAGTTCTACAACCTTAACGGGGATTTACTTGTCCCCTGCTCTTACGTTTGCCCGGACGGTTATAAACTGGGACAATGGATACGCTCACAGCGTAGCGCCAGAAAAGGCAATTCATACGCCCAGACCACACCGGAGCGGGTAGAACTGCTCGACAAAATCGGGATGGTTTGGGACGTCAAGAAAGTTAGAAATACTTAATTAATACAATCATATCTGATTAGAACAAATGCTTAAAATTGGTATTACCGGGCAATTCCTGTATCAATTGCAGATGCACTGGAACTGGAAAACCCCGGAAAAAAATCGCAGAAATCTGGAACTAATTCAGACCTGCGATTTTTTATGCTTGTTAATTTTGGCGAAAATTCCGTAGAACGTACATCGGCGTGCTGTGAATTTTTTTGAATTTCTATTGACTTTTTAATTCGTAAGAGATATTATTATTCCAACGGATATCAATGGTGAAAGGCGTCCGGAGCCTCATTGATAGACGGATAAAGTATAACACATGGTGTTGGAAGGTGGCAGTAATCAAGCTGCCACCTTTTATTATTTCATAACGTTCAATTCGTCACTTCTGAAATTCTTTTTATTCTGTATAACGTTTGAAATTTTAACATTTCTGCGCTTCTGTCGGCTCGTTTCCTTACTTCTGCGCTTCGCTGATTCCCTGCTGATGGTTCCCATGCCTACTCCTTTCTGAACGCTTCTTTCATGTTCTGGCTCCGTGAATTGAGGTTTATAATTGGCACATCCACATTGAGTTCATCCGGCACGATACCTACGATCACAACCTTTGTCGGCTCTATTGCGTCCAACATTTCCTTAAAATTCTCGCAAAACTCCATTCTTGCAGACTTTGACCGCACTCTGCCATTGGTGCAACATGATACAGTGCTTCTGTGTGGTGTTCCATCAAATATCCATGGCATTTCCTTTGGACTAATAATATTTACGGACGGAATAATTTTAACGCCCATAACCGCCCAATAATAGCCTAAAGCATGGTTTCTGTACAGGTTGTAGATATTCAACGCACTTGGCATCCCGGAAGCAATTGTGAAATCTGGGCTGCAAACTGAATTGAAACATTTTAAGTGCTCAATGTACTGGTCAGGCTGATTCCATACCTGTAGAAAACTTTTGTCGTCAATGTAGAAATTCACCGTCAGGTCCTTGTGGCCTTTTAATGATCTGGATTTTGAAGATGCAAAGTCAATCGACTTGCCTGCTGAGAAATCCACTTTTGGAAGCATTGGTATCTGAAACTGGCCGTCAAGTTCTGCACCGGTTATCAGATATTCTTTCATCACATCATATGCGGTATGTATCTGCGTCATAAAGCCCACCTCCATAGTATTATGTTAGCACATTTTAGGCAACAAAAAAAGACCGCATTTCTGCCGTCTACGATGGTTTTTCCTGTGTCTCACACACAAGTTTTCCTCCTATGGTTTTAATTCGAATATTTATTCTTGTTCCTTACCTGTTCCCTAGCCTGTTCCCTCGAACTTTTAAACACCTCTAAAAAGCACAAAAAACCTTGATTTTACAAGGTTTTCGTTAGCAGCCAGTACGGGAATCGAACGTATCTTTAAACTGCTATTTTTCCTATAAAACCAATGCTTCTAACTTTTTGCAGGGTGTTCCTTTTTGTTCCCTGGCTGTTCCCTCTCAAAAAAAGCTATCTTGATACTACCATAAATTCATCTATGCTGTCCATGATTTTTTGTTTTTTCTTGAGGTCCTTTCGATCTCTGTGGTAGTAGTTCTCAGAACACGAAATATTTGTGTGGCCCATCTGTGATGTGACCATCTGATTATCTATGCTGTGATCGAGTAATATCGTGCAATATGTTTTTCGTATTTTATGCGGTGATTTTTGAATACAGCCAGTTTTCTTGCACACTGTTCTTAACCGGTTCCTGAACGAATAAGTATTTAATCGCTTTCCATCTTTAGAAAATATATATTCGCAGAATGTCGACATATTTCTAAGTTTCTGTAATATCCATATACACCCCTGAGGAACCACTACATTTCTTACGCCTGCTTCTGTTTTCGGAAAGTCTTTCACTTCAAAAATACCTTTATGGTTTTCAAAGTGCCTTACTTCCGTTCTTCTGACTTTAATCGTACTGATATGTGGTAGCCAGTCATTCCATTTCAAAGCGCATAACTCCCCAACTCTCAGGCCGGTTACAAACATAAGCATGATGCCAAGATTTACCATGTCTTGATTATCTTTCAAGTAATCAATCATCCTGTCCATTTCAGCATCATTAAATACTTCTTCTGAATCTTCTTTGATATTTCTTTTGAAAGATTTATCGGTGACATCCAAGTCATAGAATAATTCCTGCACGTTCCAATCAATCAGCTTGTTGCGCTTCGCCCATTTTAGGGTACCTCTGGTAATTGTCTTAAGATTGCAGAAAGCTTTTGCAGTTAGATTGTGTTCGCTGATCTGTTCTTCCAGGAAGTTGCTGATATCCTCTGACTCAATGTTCTTAATTCTGCGTTCGCCCATGGTCCCAAAAAAACGATTAAAGTCCTGCTGATATCTCTGATAAGTTTGTATTGAAATCTTATTCAAATCAACCTTGCGCTGCGCCCATTCCTCGAACACGCTCTTAATCTTCGGATTCTCTGCTTTCTCACGGTGCGTCTTTACAATCAAGTCCTCTAAATCCTGTTTAGACCGGCGCTTAAACATTTTCCTCTGTCCGGTTTCGTCATAAGTCATACGAATTTTCCAATATCCGTCAGATGCCTTCCATATGCTGTCCCTGTATTCTTTTAAAATTTCTTCCCTTTTATTCATTTCAATTTGCTCTTGTATGTGAGACAAGTTGATGATACCATTCTCAATTGCATATTTCAAGTCGTCATTATTCATAAAAAATAAGGAGGAACCGGGATATCCTTTCGCTGGCCAGCGGTTCCTCGTTCCTCCTTTCTTTCACACATAATCAAAAATATTCATCTGTCCTTCCGGCATATCATCTTCAAGATTGAAGAATTTACAGGCAATAAAATTTCCATGCCAATCCCGATCACCGCCGTACATCAGACATTTTCCCCTCTTTCCGTCCCTATAAAATCTGCACTCAGAACAATTGTGCTGATACGCAGTTCCGCCGGAACGTTTATACATTTCGCTTATTGTTCTCATTTCTTTTCCTTCCAAAGGTTTAAATTCTCAAAGCTGCTCTTCTTTTTGTTCCTGTTCTTCTTTTAAAAATCCCTTTCATTACGCATTCCGTCGGTAGGCATCCTCTCATGTGATCATTGATAAGGATGTAATCGCAAGTTCCATATGATAACCCTCCAGAATTATTCTTTGAAAAATAATCACAATGCTTACATTGCTTTTATTTTAAATTCTGAATTTCTCTGAAAGACATTTCGCCCCATGGTTTAACAACTATTTTCATTCTCTTTACCTCGCATTCCTTGTACCATCTTCATTTTCAAATGTTGTGCTATATGTTCTCTGACAGATTCTTCCGGAAACGGGATTTCGAGCGACCGTTCCAGAATCCTATTGGTGATTCTCTCATCATATTTCAGTTCTGATATCTGACAGTTGCTCGTGAATATAGTGATTTTCCTGTCGATATACCGCCCGTTGATAATGCTATAGAATCTTTCGTTAATCCATTCTTTTCCAGAATCAGCGCCGAAGTCGTCAATGATAAGGATTTCTGTTCTGGACAAATCCTCTATTAACTTTCCCTCCGTATTCCCTTTGTCTCCCCATGTGTTCTTGATCTCATCGAGGATTCTTAGAGATGTGGTAAATTTGACTGGTTTTTGGTATTTTTTCATAATTTCATTCGCCAAGCTGCATACTGTTTTGGTTTTGCCAGAACCTTTTGTATTTGAGAAAAGGTATAGCCCTATTCCTTTCTTCTGCATATCAGGAAGATTTTTAAACCAGTAATTTACCGCCTGAGCCGCCTGAGAAAATACTTTTCGGCTCTCGGCGTTCAAATATACACTTGACTTCAAATCGTTGAAATTTGAGCCTTTAAACACGTTTGGAAGCTCTGCAAATTTCAATTGATTTTCAAGGATTATTCTTTTTCTGATTCCGCAATAGCATTCCTCACAATAGGGAATACCACTTGCATCTCTTACCCATCTCCACCCGCTGTCCCCACATTCAGGGCATTCAAGCGAACGGGGTGTCCGATTCTTCTCCGTTCCATTCTCCAAGTGGGACGAGTGGTTCGACATTTCTTTGAGTTGCGTCAGTTCCATTTCGCATATCCTCCCTGTTGTGGTATTTGTTTTCGAGTATCTTTAAGAAGTTGTTTGGTTTCACGAACCATTCAAAATTTATCATAAAATCAGTTTTCTTTCCCATAAGGAAGTCACTATTTTGTATATTTTTCAGTGCTTCCATTACTTTATCCATACCGTATTCTCGGATTCTTGCTTTCAACATTTGAGTTCGCCTTGCTGTCATCCGCGCAATTGGCTGAATCCCGAACCGCTGAAGCCTATTCCACTCATCAACCACTTTCTGCACATCACCGGGCTTGACTAAATCTTTCTCACAAGAAATCTGCTCTGGAATCTCCGGCATACGTTCTTCCTCTGATAATTCTTTCTGGCGTTTTCTATGCTCTGCGACCCGTTTTCTGGTCTGCTCTCTGATTTTTTCAAGCCCGTCAATATTCTGATGCTCTTCCCATCCGGGGATTGAAAGCAACGTTCCATCTCTGGTTATCATGCCGAACTTTTCAAGAATTGTCAGTGCAAGTTCGATCACGCTCTCATCAAAGTCCAGCTCGTCAGCCAGCATTTTATTTGTATATGGAATATTCTCTGTCAGAAAAATAATCCCGTTTGAATTGCATCGTCCCGCCATCGTCAGGAGCATCATCCAGATCAGCACAATATTGTTTCCCTCTGGAAGTTTTCTGATATGCCGGATTTTTTTGTTGTCGAACATATCTATTTCTAATCGAATCCAACTCACCTTTGTCATTTAGCCACCTTCCCGTCTGGTAAGGACATTTCCGTCCTTACCGCATTGATTTTCGGATGAATTTCTCCATTAAAGAGTCCATCCAGTTTTTTGTGTGATTTTCACAGCTATCATCTTCCTCTATCAGGATACCTTCGCGGTCACACAGCCCGTTGTCGTTTTCAATACAAGTTTTGCATGTTTTATCTGCCATAATTTCTGCCTTTTTTAGAATAAATAAACTAAAAGTGTCACATAATGTATAATTTGGTCTGCCATGTAACTTATCTTGTTGTATCGTGCCTTTAAAGGGTCAATCACTATATGCATAGTCATTACAAGGGCAAGTTTCCATGAGCACCCGAACACTATATAAAAAGGAACTGAATAAAGAAAGCAATGAACCAGTAAGTGATACCAGTTTTCTCCTTTAGTTTTTGCGATAAAATCGCTTTGAAGAACATAATCTCCGATCAAGTGGCATATTATCAGTTTATATATTATTTCTATCATTTTTCCACACCCCAATCTAATTTCTGTCCACACTTATTGCAATAAAAATCTAATTTATTAAGTCCCTCGCTGTTTCAAACTGGACAGTTACCTTTTGTCGTATAGTATCTTCCGGAAAAATCAAAAATAGATTTGATATTATTTGGTTTCATTGGAATCTGCTTTTTTAATGCCTTAACTGCAACCATTCTAACTTCATGCGTACATTTACCACCATAAGCCGTGCTATCATAACTTAATTCTTTTAATGCTTCTTCTGGTTTCATATCACTCCTCCGCTCCAAACATTTTTCTCAAATTATGTTGATAACCTTTTACCATCTTTTCGAGGTTTTCATAACATGGCTTAAGTGTGCATTTTTCTTTATATCCATCGCATTTAGTACCGAATAAGATATAGTTTCTACATATTCCATCTTGGCTAGCGCAACATTTATTCATTTTTCATCACATCCAATTTCTTCTCTGCTGCATGTTAGTTCTCCTCTTCATCATCAATCTCAACAATTTTTAAGTCTGCAAAATCGCAACACATCGCAAACCCATCAATCATTTTCTTTTTAACACCAAACACTTCCATAATGTAAGAATTATCCTCCATGATTTTTATTACATCTGATTTTTTGACATATTCAGCCATTCTTCATCTCCTCCAGTTTCTTTACCGTTTTCCTGTAATCTCTGTTTGCAGACCGAAACATCATCAGAAGTATTTCAGATACAGGCCTCGCTCTGTTGGCTCGTTTGGCTTTCTTGGCACATATAAGTTCGTTTCCTTCTGGGACATATATTCCTACATGATACGGGATTTTCAAAGATACTGTTGCAGCTAATTCCCCTGGCATAACCAAATAATTGTAATCTCCAATGAAATTCAATCCATGGCCAGATTTGAAATCTTCAATAGATGACTTGATTTCATAGCAATAGCAATCACCTTTTTCTATCCCGGAAACACTATTGTTCACTGGAACAAATTTCATATAGTCCACTCTAACTGCATGGTTTGTAGAATAATCAAACGTCACCTCTTTTGCCCAGTAGATACGAGGATCGTTGTTCGGATTGATTTTCTTTTCAATCATGGTTGATAATTCTGCCGTAATCTCAGGCCTTGTCATTCTTCATCTCCTCCAACTTATTCACAGCTTCTTCACGGGTGAGGAATACCAAATCATTTAATTCTCCGAGCCATTCATCATGGTTTGCCCACAAAAACTGTTTACCATCTTTGCCACATTCAATTCCACTTAACACGTTTTCCCGAATATCCATGCCGCATATGTCCCATACAGTTGTGCCAATAGGACACGGCAATCTCACAAGCAAGCCCTGTTCTTCTAAGTCTTCATAATCAGCAAGTTTGGTAAGAATTTTATCTGCAAACGGTTTTAATAATCCATCCGTAATTTCTTCCCTTGCGACTCCTGTACCATCAACATTTCTTTCTCTTTCGGTTAATCTCTCCATCTACTTCACCTCTTATCGCTTACTTTTTATCGCTCGTTTTCATCGCTTGTTTCTGTAATTTCTCTTAAGCAGGCATTCCAGCCAATCGCAATAATATCTTTTTGTGATTCTATATTGTCGATCGGAACGATATACTCTTTTTCTCTGGCAGTGGCTTCAATGGACACCAATCGGGTCTTGATTTGCTTTCGCAATCATAATGTTCTTCTGTCATCAGAACTATATCATAATCCAAACAGTCAGCTAATTCACACAAACCCTCATATTCAAGTTCACCGCAGTATGAAATTCCGAACGGTCAATCATAGCAATTCTCTGGTGTATCTATCACTAACGCTGATTTACTCATATGTTTCACTTCCTCTCAGCATCAGGCTCAAAGTATTATACCCCGGACAAGTCCTGACCCCGTTTCTAGTATCTCTTAACAGGACACAGTACGGATATAATGCCATGACCTCATAGACGTGTTCTGTGGTGTCTTCGCCGTGCTGGTCGATGTATTTGAAACACTTACCCGGTCTAAGAAAATATCTTGCACATACATATGCTTTTGTTCCGAATCTCATACTTGCACTACTCGTTCAACTCTCCCCATCCTTCACGATTTTGATTGCAACTTCAAACGCATCAGTTTCACCCTCGAAATACTCCGATGCTTTCTGTAATGCAGCAGTTCTTGTCTTTTTTGTTTTCAACTGCTCCACAACCTTGTCCACATCAAAAACTGTCGGCTGTTCATTGATACAATCAATAAATTCTTTCTGGTCAGAGCTAATACTTGTTCCAATCTCCCATATTTTGATGTATTTAATTAATTCGTCTGCATCAATCAGTCTGCTCATATTCTATTCTCCTAACTGTTTTAAAATTTCTTTTGCAATTCTATTGCTTTCCTGCATGGAAATCCCCCATCCATTATATTTTCTGTGACATTCATCACAGTTCCATTCATCACTATCACTTTCTTTAATTTCAGCATTGAATCTGCAATTATCACAATACATATGATCGAGAGCACTATAAATGATGTTTGCAATATCGTCTTGTTTGCTATTAGCATCGTCTACGTGTTTCTGCCTAGCTAAATATTCAAATGCTCTCAGCTCATTTTTCCCGACCCATTTAATCCATGCACCGCAATCCCCGCAATACAATCCTGTATTATTCCCGGCTTTCTTGACAAAAAGGTTTTTACTATTACACTTTGGACATCTATATTCTTTCATTTATTCATCCTCCCACACTCCCAATAGCCGCATCCTCTCATACAGTACAGCGACGGTCTTGCGCCTGTATCCATAGAAGTCCTTCGGGTTCATCGGAATATATCTTTCTTTGCTGATTTTCCTATAGCTTTTCCGGTGCAAGATATTCTCAATAACCATATCTGCTATCACCGTGTTTTTTGGGCAAGCTGACAAGGCGGCACCGGAAAGCAGGTATCCGTACTCTGCCGGGAAGTCTTTCAGCATCGTATTCAGTTTTTCAATGTCCTCTGCCGGAATACCGTAGTCTTTCAGCTTTTTGTTCCTTGTCAGCATACCGTTCTCCTTTCTATTTGTCTGAGTGGTGCTTGTCGTACATGATCGCCACACATGCAAGACCAACTATTCCAAATATGACTCCAAGGGCGAATCCTAATAAGAATGTAATCATGCTTCTACCTCTACAAAATGCTTCCCTAACGTTTCTTTCGATATTTCAATCCATCTGTTAACATTTACTCCGTCAAGATGAATTTCTCCATCGATAATATTTTCATTTCCTACTTCGTAAACTTCGCCTACCTTAATTTCCATGTATCCGTCAACGTAAAATCCATCATCATCGTATGTATCTAACATGAATGCTTTCACGCATTTATACTTCATGCTTCTACCTCCTCATAAGTTTCTCTGAATATATCTGGTTTACACGGATAAAATTCACCGTGAACACCGCGGATGATATAATCACCAATATTCGCCAGATGTTCGCCCTCAAGTGTCTTAATAACCAGACCGCCCGGAACCTTCCAGTGGTTAATATAGAAATTCTTACCTTCTGCCGACATGTACTGGTCTGTACACTGATAGTCCGTCAGGAAATCGAACATTTCTCGATGATTTGTACCAGTCCACTGTACTGCATCAATCACAACCGGTTTCTTTCTGTACTTCATACAACCACCTCACTATCCGCTGGCATCTGAAATATCGTTTTTTTCATAAAATCTTTTCTAATAGTTTTTGCAATTAATGTATTATCTTTTCCCCTCTGAGATTCATTAGCCGATTTGCAGACATCAGGAAGAAGAATTTCATTTAATTTTGCATCTGCATATGCATCCTGAATCATATCCAGTACCTTCATGGCTTTTTCTTTTGCGGAATAATGACCAATTGGGCACACACAATCCGTTATATCAAACCCTTGTGCGCATTCCCAGAATCGCAGCTCTCGTGTATTGTTAAGACTGATCAATCGGCTTTTATCCTGACTTCTGATTAACATTTTGCGCCCTCCTTATCTTTCTCACAGAATCCTCTATGTTCGTGCACTGAACACTCAATTACAGCACTACTGTATTTCATGCACGTGAGCTTTTCTCCTGTCAATTCGCATTTGTGTTTTCTTGTATTCAGATACTTACAGCTTCCGTCACAATAGCTCATTTTTCGCTCTCCTTCTTTTTAAATTCCATCTTCAAATCATAAACAAACTGACAAAGTTTCTCTGCAACCTCATCCGCATTCTCTACATTTGCAAGCTGTCTAACATACTGCTTACCGCAGATAACACAAGTCAACTTTCTGATCGTTTCCCAGACCTGCCACGAGATAATAGAAGAATCGAAAGCTTTTGCCATAAGAGAATATCTTCCATTTCCGTTCTCATCTCTGAACCATTTTTCTCTTGGTGCTTTTAATGTGGTTGCAACATCTTCTCTGGTAAGGCAACCTTTGTATTTTTCATCCATACGTTTTTCCAGTTCGTCCAGAAGTTCCTTCTTTTCCTGTTCTGTCATTGTGTCCTCACTTTCCATAACTTTTCAGAATTTCTGCAACCGCATTAATGTGCTCTGATAATGCGTCTAAATTTTCATCTTTAATTACTCTCAGCCCACGGCTCGACTTAAAATCTTCAATGGTATATACGCCATCTCTGATTTCCTTAAATTTCTTTGCCATTTCGCTTTCTTTTATGGCTTCAGAATCATATTTATAAAATGTCTCATATCTATCGTGTTCTCCGAACTTGTCGGTTTCAATTTTGGTTCGTTTAGGAGTTATGCGAATAATCTTTGCCGGATACACCATGACGTGCCTAAAAGTTGTTCCCCATCCGCACCGCACTTCTCTTGCAACTCCAACTACATCTCCGACTTTTAAATCGTCTTTATTTATCGGGTTTAATTTTCCTATTACCATCCTCTTGTCATCCTCACTTTCTCCATGTAAGCAACTGACACGCTATTGTGCAGTCCTCCATGATTGATTTATCCAAACGCTACCTGTCCATTATTCTGCATATAAATTATCGGTGCAGCTTTACGCTCTCCGACTTTCAGATACGGGCAATTAGCTTTCACAAGTGCTTCTGCCATAACTGGCACAACACTGTTCCCGATTCTTGCTACCTGTTTTGCAATCGGGTAATTTCTCCATTTATAGTCCCGATCAATGATGTAATCTTTTGGAAATCCCTGCATCACCTTTAATTCTTCCGGATTTAGCATTCTGAGAAAGATATCTGAAATAATGTATTTCTCTCCATGGATATCAACCAGAACATTTACTAGACCAAATCTATCTTTTGTGGTGATAGTCCCGAGTGGCTCATTAAGCACCTGTCCGCATCCTGTCCCATAATATTTAACCAGAAAAGCGGATATCACACTGAAGTGACCGGGTGATGTGGTTATTGTATGCAATGGTTCATCACATCCCTGACCGATTCCAGTCTTGTAATACTTCGTGATAAAAGCTGTCACGAGACCATATCTGTTTGATGTATCAATAGTCTTAATTGGCTCAGTCAGCAATTGTCCTCTGGAATCGCCTTGTCTGGTTTCTCCGTGATATTGAATTATGAATGCCAGTGCATCTTTATTCTTCACAATATAAGGATCTGGATTATCAACGATATATTTCTTGATTCCATTTGCAATGCGTTTCTGTGTTGCTTCTGCCAATGGTTTTGGACGGTCAAAGATACTTTTGCCTAAGTCTGACCAATCAATGTAGTCTCCGCACTGTTCATATCGTTTCAGGCCGTCTATTCCGAAACGATTATGCGTAGGATTTGGCCATACTATCTGTTTTCCATCTCTGCGAAACACTGCATACCAACGTTTCCTTGTAGTCGGTGCTCCGTAATCCGCAGCTACCAGTTCCCGGCTGCCAAATTCATAGCCGATATTTTCCATTGCTGAAATAAATTTTCGATAATCTTCACCGGCTCTTTCCTTGATCGGATGTCCTTTCTCGTCTAATGGCCCCCATTGTTGTATTTCTTCCACGTTCTCCATGATGATTACATCTGGAAGAATTGCCTTTGCGTGTTTATATACAGCCCATGGAAGAATGCGAAGCCCTTGTTTCCTCGGCTGACCGCCTTTCGCTTTTGAATGGCTTGTGCAGTCCGGGGAAGCCCACATCAACGCTACGTGCTGATTTCCGACATATTTCTGTAAATCTACTTTGAAAATATCCTCTGTCAGATGCAGTGTTCCAGGGTGATTCGTCTTGTGCATCAGGATAGCGTCGGGGTCGTGGTTGATCGCTATGTCTACTGGTCTGCCGAGTGCCATTTCAATTCCTACGGATGCTCCTCCGCCACCAGCAAAGCAATCTATAATTAAATTACGCTCCATATCTCTCAATCAGCTCCTTATAATCGTCACAAATCCGAATATGATGTTTCTTTTCCAGATCATCCACCATTTCAGACAAAGATGTTTTTTCGGAATTAATATCGTTGATGTAGGTGTTAATCCTCTTTACAGCCCTCATATACCGTTTCCAGCCCCATCCATGCAATTCGTGCATTACATAAAACAAGATCACGAAATTCAGCACGTCAGACCAGTTCTTTCCATCCTCAAACCCATCATCAAAGGCTTTTAGTTCCATTTCTTTTAACTCTTTCTGGCAGTTCTAGATAGACTGCACAAACATATGAGCCTTCTGATTCGTATACGGGATGAATGCTTTCTTTTTCTGCTTGATTTTTAACTTTCCCAACCAACAGCCCTCCTTATTTTCTGAGTCAGAATGTCAAATTCCATTAACATCCTGCGATCATTCTTGTTTGAGTATGCGATTGTTTGCTGCCCATCATATATGACCACATATCTTCCGTTAATGCTATATGCCCCGCTGATTGCCTGCGATATCTGACTTCTTGTCTTTCCTGTCAATTCTGATATTTCAGCAAGCGTCAGCTCCCCGATATACTTTGAACCGTCGTATACGTCATACAGTTTCATGTTCCTTTACTCCTATCAGTTCGTATGTTCTGTGCGAACCAGTTCCGTGAAATACGATCAATCCATCGTCCTCGAACTGCCTTAGATGCCTTTGAACAGCGCTCCTACTGATATCTAGTTCCTCAGATATCTTCTTGGTTGTTGGAGTCCCTTTGTGAGACATTGCGTATTTACGGATGAAATAATAAATATCCTTTCGATTCTGCATCCATTGCATGTGTTTTTGATGCCGTAATGCGTCCATATTCACGATTCCTTTACAAAAAATCTTCTATGCTTATCTGACTGTTTTCCTCAAAAACAAGCATTTCTTCTTTTGCTCTCTTAAAGAAATTTCTATCAATTTCAAAGCCGAAAGCATTTCTTCCTATTTCATGTGCAGCTCTTAACGTTGTCCCGCTTCCGCAACATGGGTCTATTACTACATCTCCGGGATCAGTAAACGTTTCAATCAATCTTTTTAAAAGTTTGACTGGCTTTTGTGCCGGATGAATTTTAGGAATATCTTTTCCATCTTTCTCCCAATCGAACCAGTTAAAAACCATGTGCCCTGTACCTCTGATTGTTTTTCCGTTTTCGTCGATCTGAACGCCGTTCCTAAACTTAGGAAGCCTGTCTCTGTAAAACAATAATGCGTATTCCGTAGCTCCAACCACACGCATATTCGCTTTTAATACTTGAGGGCTGTAATTTTTTATGAAAACAAGTGGGATATAATGTACAAAACCATGTTTTTCAGCAGCTTTAATCAATGTTTGCGTTTGTTCAAACGAGCAAAATACAATCATACATGGAGAATTGCTACTTCTTCCTCTTGGCACAGGTGTTGTATCTTCTTTTTTTAACATTCTTGAGCAAAAGTGAAAGTATTCATATAAGTTAAAATTAAAATCTGAATTAAAGGCAGCTTTTCCTGCTAGTTTACTTTCACCATTTTTATTATCCCCACCTACGTACCACATAGGGTTACTTCCGTAAAAATTATTCGCTACATTATACGGAACATCAGCTATAACGAGCTGTGCTCTTGGAATTGCATATTTCTTGTAATTTTGCATTGAGTCTCTGTATATTTCACATTTTAATTTCATATTTCAAAGAAGCCCGGTGCACCCTTACGTCACATGAAGGCAAGCTCCTTTCATTTTTTATTCATACGTTTTCTCGTTAATCAAGTCTTGGAACTTTTCAAAAGCCCGGATTGACACTTTGTTACTCTGTTTCTCCGGTTTTAGGGAAACTTGCAAGTGTGTATCTATGATGTGTGATAGTTCTCTGGCGAGGGATTTCTTGCCCTGCTTCAAACCATCGTAATAACCTTTTGCCGGTCTGTACTCATCAATCTGTTTCTTACCTGCTCCCTGAGAGCCACCAGTCTTGTTTCTAAGCTGATATCCTTGATCTGCAAGCCATCTGATGTAATACTGTTCCTTTTCGTCAAGTTCTGATTCTGGACAATTAGTATGCACTACACGCCAACCATATGGATTTTTTTCTGAATATAATCCATGTTTTTTCAAACTAAGATCAATGTGCTGTTGATGCCCTGCACTATGTTGACATAATCTGGTAATTAGTTTCCTTGCCTGACCGGCATACCCAAACTTAAAACCGTCTTCATCAATTCTTGTCAAAATGTAGATTCCGGGATTGTCGTTCAGATGCGGGTCGACTTTCAGCCATCTCTTACGGTTCTCAGCTTCAATCGCCTTAGCTTTTACAAAATTTTTATAGTTACTATTCAAAGACTTATCACCTCGATTCATTTTCGGTGTGTCTTTGATACCATTATGATACCACTACGATACCTGTATTGCAAGATAAAAATGATACCACTTTGATACCTGATTGACACCGACAGGCAAAAATGCTACAATGTTCTAAAAACAAGGGAGGGATTTCACATGACTATCAAGTCTGATAAGACCAGAACTAACATCACGTTCCCGATACAGCTCAAAGAACAACTCGAGCAAATTGCCAAGCAGGAGAACAGGAGTTTTAACAATCTGGTCATTACTGTTCTCCAAGATTTTGTAAAAAGTGCCGATAAATAGTCGGTGCTTTTTTTAATTACCTGTTATTCTCTCTATCATCCTCTATAGCTTTCCCAAGGCAAGCCATAACCGGTCCTGACTCAAGCAAGCATTCTCTTTCTCTGGTATTTTTACCATCATCTGAGCACCAATCGCCAACAATGTATAGACTTGCATTCGCACTTAAAATGTCTGTGTCCATATTCCAATATTTAATGTGGATTTCGTATGCCGCATTTGCAGAGATCACATATCTGTAAATGCCTTTGGTGACTTCTTTCCAGTCTTTTAAATTTGCTGATACCATGCTTAATCCTCCACAAATGGTGGTTTCTCATCCTCGAAGAAACTTTCGTAATCAAACCATTCATCTTTAATGAAATTTCCAATAATTTTCACTGAATGTCCAAGTCCTTTCGTAGCAACTCTGACATGCTTTCCTTTCATTTTCATCAGGTCATCTACGCCAACAACGTCCATGATTCTCATGATCGCTTCAAGCCCTGCTTTTGAACCTTTAAAGTTTTCCGAACCAAGATAACCATGTCCTAAAACATATCCTCCGAATACAACTCCCCATCCGCCACCAGAAAGGGTGAGGTCAAGGGTAAGTACTCCGTGATCTTTAAAATTCAATGATACATTTGTAATTTCAGCATTTCTTAATCTGTTTCCATCGTTAATAAGTTCTTCTTCTGTCCACTGTTTCATTTTGTTTCCTCCCTGTATGGTTCGTGAATCTCAATTTAACTATTCTTGCAAAAATCGCATTCAGTATTGCATTTTTTCCACTCATCTGAATATTCTTCGTACCCATCTGCTCCGTTCAAATACTTGTATGCAAGCACATTCATACATCTTTCGCAGGCCGTAGAAAAAACAACAAGTGCTTCCTGTAATGTATAATCTCCGCTGTTTACCATTGCCATTATGACATCTTGATTTCCACCTCCAATACTTGTATGAAAGTCAATAAGCGGTGTAGTACCCGTTCCGTAATCCCATTTTCTTCCCCATGGCTGCCACCGCTTTCTTGTTTGGCTACACCCACAATTAGTGCATATATGGCCTTTCAATCCCCTTATCAGGTCCGTGTCCTTTTTCCAATATTTCCGTTTGTGCTTGCACGCTTCTTTCTCAGCTTTGCCATGCACTACATAAACGTGTTCTGTTATTTGTAACGGAAAGCAGGAATGGTACGTTCTCGCTCCTTCTGGTGCTTCACATGCCAAATTATCTTCTAGCTTAATTAAATTTCCATTTTCATCCTCATACCAAATTCCCAACTTTAATTTTGATTTATCAATTTCCATTTCTTCTCCTTTCAAAACGGGCATAAGTTCAAATAAACATCCAGTCCCGGTCTTGCGATCTGCACCAGAACATCATCTCCGGCAACGTCCTGTATTTCCCTCTGCATTACTTCCGGATTTCCCCATCCCTCTGACAGGTGACACAGCGTTATAGTCCTGAGCGAAGCGGTCTTGTTCACTCGGATAATCTCTTTTACAGTAGATAAGCTGCTGTGCCCCCGGATGGAGTGTTCAAACTTAAATGAGTCCTGCTCCGGCGATTCGTCCAGATGATTACATTCAATAAGGAAGTGATTTATTCTCATGTTCTTGAATGTGAACGGCAAATATGAGAAGTCTGTCGCATATATCAGTCGTCCACATTCTTCGTGAGATATCAAGTATGCAAAGTTTGGTGTCTTGTCGTGCGGGACGTAGAAAGGCGTTGCCCGGAACGAACCTATGTCCTTCGATTTCTTTTCTGGTAAGCCGATCATCAGCTCACCAGAGATTGTGTTTACACTCTTAACTGTCTCGTCATTGGTGTAAATTTGAATGCCGGACTGCATTAGATTCTGAAACGATTTCAGGTGATCTCCGTGTCCATGCGTCAGTAGACAACCCGAAACTTCTGATATCATGTAGGAAATTCCTTTTAGAATCTCTGAATATCTACATCCGCAATCCAGAAGTAAGATTTCGCTAGATTCGGATTTAAGTGCGTAGCAGTTCCCTGGCTGACTACCTGTGTTTATTACTCGCATGAACATTTTGAATCACCTCACTTTCCTTATTTACAAAATAACTGTTCTGATATTGTTTCTGACTGTTTAATTGTTTCCTGCATATCATCATAAGAATATGGGATTTTTTCTTGAGTTTTTTCTAATTCCGAATAAGAAACTGAAAACAGGCAATCCTGGAGCAGTTTAAATTCTTTCAAAGTCATTTGAATATTTATTGTTTTATCCCAATCTATTTCCGATTTTAATATCTTCATGTTTCCCCATCCTTTGGAAATCTAAATATCGCATCACCCATGCCGCCAAATCTTCTATCAAGCATATCAAGTGCATCCTGTAACTTATCCTGTGTCGAGTACATTGCCATAACATATGGACTCTGCTGTATTCCTCCGGCAAATACCGCCTGTATGTAGTTGTCCGAAACAAGCAACGCTGTCATTTCATACGGAAGATTGATTTTTCCATCCTGCGATATAATCCTCATAGTTCTCACCTCGTTTCTCGAAATAGTCTTTTACCGACTCATAGTACGGGCAGTTTTCGCACCGCCCGATACAAGCCATATATTTACCGAACTTTCCTGAGTCGCACCGATCAAAATTGATGCAGTCGAAGTACATCATTTTGTCAGCGAAATCATCAGATTAAAGAAGCTGGAGATTACCAGTGCTACCAACATCGGTGTTGCTTTCTTTGATCTGATTGCATATAACGCAAGTGCAAAGAATACGGCGTATGCAATCAGACCTAATGCTGTGAATACTTCATCTGCTGCCATATTACATTTCCTCCTGCTTCATAAAATCTGGAATGCTTGATTCCTGTCCTGCTGCCGGAACTGTTTCTTTCTCGGCAGTCTTTACGACTTCTGCGACTGTCGGCTGTTTAGGCTGTTCTTCGATTGCTACTGGTTCGTCTGGGATAAATTCTTCCTTATTAGCATTCCTTTTAATATCTTCTTCAACAGCTTTTTCCAAGCCGTAAACTTTATAGTCTGCATCTGCAATTTCGACAGCTTCTTCCGTAGTGTAAAGGCCATTTGAAAGCTCCGGGCAATTCATTCTTGAGAAGAAAGAAGCAGCTCTGTATCTAAGCATTACCTGTGGCATAGTAACCCATTTTGAACCATTTTTCTTTGTCCATCCTTCGGCGTTCGCCATGTCCATTGTGACTTCGATTCCAGTTACCTTTCTTCCATCTTTCTCAGTCCAGCAAGTACAGGAATAAGGCTTCCCATTTTTATCTCGCTTTTCATCGAACTGTAACTCCATATCATATTTTCCAGAACTATTAATCATAGCGATCAAGAAAGTAGCTCTCCATGCAGGTCTTCCCTGAATAACATCGAGATTCTGCATAACTGTAAGAGGGCTTGTTTTCAGACGGTTTGCCATATCAATTGCTACAAGACCGTTCGCAAAATTGCCCTGATATTCTCTCGGAACAATTGTTGACTGGGCGAAAGCCTTTGCCATCTGAGTTGCCATTGTGAAATTGTCGGAACTTCCAAAGATTCCTAAACTGAAATCTGTGTTCAGTTTCACTGGTGTTCTCTTTTCCTGATTCTGTGTTACTACTGTTGTGTTTGTTGTTTCTGCCATTTTTATTCTCCTTTTCTTTATTTTTTATATATTTGCTAACACGCTATTTGCGTGATTGCATCGTTTCGTATCTGTGCTGTTTTGTATGGTTGCAAACCGGTGAAAGAAAGAAGGGATGCCAATGATTAGTTTCGTACCTGTGCTGTTTTGTATGGTTTCAAACCCTCAAATCCTATTAATGGGTTGCACAGGCTTTGGCGATTGATTATCCTATCGTCACCTTTCGGCACCGAAATATGCCGAAGTTCTAATGAACTTTTTGCTTTTATATTAATTTCACATGGTTATCGAATAGCCAAACACTGGGAGACGCTTGGCCTTGATTCCGTTACCATGTCATTTTACATGGCACTCAAGCCTCAAAAACATGGTATTTAGTGAGTGGTTACCCCTCACTTTTCGGTTGCGAAATCAACCGCATACATTCGTATGGTGCGAGATGGCTGATTGGCCATCTCTGTGTTTTATTTTTGAATGCCGTAATATTCTCTGGCTTCTTCTTTCTTTTTTTCTGTAACTTCTTCTGTTTCCATGAACAGGGTAGACATTGCAATGTTTCTGGCTGCATTGAAGTCTGCGTTGAATCCATATTTATACTTTTCGTGACTCTTGCAATTCGGATTCGCACATTCAAATGATGCCTGCGTCTTTCTTTGTCCCTCTTCCCAATGCCCGCATACACTGCAAACCTGTGATGTGTAGCATGGATTAATCTTTCTTACTACGATGCCGTATCTTTCGGCTTTGTATGTGATGTACTGCTGTAATTTGTAATAGCTCCAATTTCTGAGAATAAATTGGCTTGTATCATATCCATTAAGATTCTCAATGTTGATGTATTTTGCATGGTGTTTTAATGCAAAATTCACAACCGTTCTGCTAACATAATGGCAATATGATTCAGCAAAATGCGCTTCTGATTTTTTTACACGTTCAAGTGCTTTCATTTTCTTTTTTCTGCCATGACCACCTGATGCGCTTTTAAGTGCTTTTTGAAGCCTTTTTACTTGTGCTTGACGCTTCTGTCTTACTCTAGTAAAATCTTTTACGTTGCCGATTGACTCTCTTTCGTACAGATTATTGTTTAAAGCGCACACAGCTGGTACTGCGATTCCCAAATCAACTCCAACTACTGTATTCTCGTCCAGTTCGGTTTCAATCTTCGGAGTTTTCATTGTTAAAAATAAGATAATTTTCCCTTTTGAGATTCCTATACTGCTTCCGCAATACTGGTATTCTCCTGAGTACACCTTTAATAATGTAGCTTTCAGTTCGTCTTTATTCTTTCCATGCCCAAGATTGATTCTGAATCGTGCGATTGAAGCTGGATTATCACCGTTAGGACAATTGCCACCATAGTTCATATACATTTTGCAATCAGAATCATCAATATGTTCACATAATTCTTCAAATGAATCATAATCATGGTCGAAACTAAAATGTGTTTTCGCAATCGTAAATGGTGAATCTATCTTGTAATTTGTTAATGATACTTTTCCTTCTAATGCCCCATTCTTCACAAGGTCTTTAATTTCTTTTGTGAGTTCCTGGCTCCATGCAATTCCATAAGCATTTAATATAGAATTAATTTCTGTATCGTCAAACAAACTTCCTTTGTTACTTCCCTTTTTGCGATAGGCATAATTGATAGTGTCTGAGATAAATTTGAATTTATCCTTTAAGCTCTCCATCTGGTCTACTCTATTTAATCTCATTTCCGAGAAAATCCATGAAAGAATATAGTTCTTTCGCCTTGCTTCTTCTTCCATTGCAATTCTTACCAGATTGTATGTATAATCATTGACCATTTTCTGTGTAAACTCACCGCCGTTCTGGACATATTCAAACTGCTCTTTAAAGCTATTTATCTTTGTTTCTATCTGCTTTTTCTTTTTGATGTCTTTCTCTTTTTTAATTTTTTCACTGTAATACTCGATCTTTTTAGATAAATTTATGATTGTAAAATTATGAACCTTTTTATGCCATTCTTTTTTATCGCTAAACTCTGGAATCAGAGCATATTTTCTTGTAATTGTTGTATATTCCATGTTTTTCCCTCTTTTAACTTTCGCTCATTTTTTTCGCCCATGTAAATTCATAGGTCTGTCAAACCTATGGGAATGCGCTTAATACTTTTTTCGCGTTTTGTACCCATGTAAATTCATAGGTCTGTCAAACCTATGGGAATGCGCTTAATACTTTTTTCGCGTTTTGTACCCATGTAAATTCATAGGTCTGTCAAACCTCAAATATTAAATTCACATGGGTTCTAGTGAGTGAACACGTTCCTCACTTTGCAGGTGCAAAATCACCTGTAGCTTGATTAAGCTAAAATTATCTGTTATGCTATTAGCAAATATAGTTTGCTCTATATTTTGTGTGGAGCAGCTAGGCTGTCGCCAAACAAGTTCCTAGCTGTTCCGCTTTTCTCAAATCTCCGTTACCGTCATATCCCCCTCAGTAACTTTCAAGAATATCAATTGCGCATCTGCCTTAATGCCTGCCAGACTGCTGTTATCCAGTTCTGCCGCACAGTCTACGAATATCGGATAACTCACGCCGTAAAACTTCTGCAAACCGTCCATGATGGCAATTTTTCCTTTCATCATCAGGGCTGTATTGGCGTTCCCGACCAGTTTCTTCCAGTCACCATCCTTGTCCTGCACGTACCAGATGCAAGCATCTACTACTTCACCATTTTTCTGCGTATCGAACAGTTTCACCTTAACCCCGTCAAAATACTGGTTTACCGCATCTTCAAGGGCTGTATTCTTCGCCATGCTCAGGGATTTTAACTCATCCAGAATCATCTGCGCGCCAGCTTTATTCTGTGCATACTGTTTCTGGCTTTCCTGAAGCTTCTCGATCTGTTCGTCAATTCGGACGTTGTTGTTAGCTTCTCCAATTTTCTGATTGACTGCTGCCAATTCCTGTTTCTTTCCTGATAACTGCTCTGAAAGCTGTTTCTTTGCTTCTTCGCCATCGTCCAGAGAATTAAGCTCCTGTTCTTTCTCTTTGATTGAAGCAAGAATCTGCTGATATTCGGCGTTTCCTGATAAGCCTGGTTCTTTCAGTATGGCTTCCAGATTCTTATTTTCTGCATCCAGAGAAGTTTTGATCTGCTCTAATTCATCTGTCAGTTTGGAAATCTCGGATGTGAGAGCTTCTTCCTGCTTATGCGCTTCTTTCATATCGGCAGACGCTTTATTGCCAACTTGAATAACTTCATCAAGTTTGCGTTTCTTGTCACGTTCCCATTCTTCCTGAGCTTTCAACTGCTGATTGATTCTTTCCTGTTTCTTCTGTTCAAATCTTCTCTTTAGCTGCTCAATCTGCTCTGGCGGAAGATTCTGACCGCAAGTCGGGCAAATGGTCTCTGCGTCCTTTAATGTCTCAGATTCAATGTTGTCCAGAGCCGTGTTGTCCCATTCCATCTCTTTGATTTTTGGATATTGTGTTCTGGCGCTCTGTAATTTTTCAAGGAGTTCTTTCTTCTGTGCTCTCAGGCTCTCTAATGCAGAAGTCTTTTTATTTAACTCCGATGTTTTAATGTTCCTGTCTAATTCAAGAGCACTGATCTTGTTGCAAACCAATGATTTCTGTTTTAACGAGTCTGCTTTAGCCCTTGATTCTGCTTCTAACAGCCTGGTTCTTAACCCTGTCAGTTCTACTTTAATCTCTCCGGCTTTCTCGTTCCCTGCCTGCGCAATCTGCTTTTCAAGGTCAGAAATCTGTTCCTGCAAGGCATTCTTCTGCAATTCCAATTCGGCGGTATCAGCATCAACTTTCGACTGCTCCATGCCGATAATCTGGTTTGGAATGGCTTTTAGTTGTTCTTCTGCCTTTTTCAGAGTTGCACTGTTCATGGCTTTGATTTCATCTGCCTTGTAAGTTTCCAGAAGTGATACCAACTCGGAACAGTCTGGAACCGTCTTGGCAATCTCTACATCTGATTTCCCGGCACCGTTTGACATGGAGAACAGAATCTTTCTGGCATCTGCATCTTTCAACTCTGTAAATATTTCCATGTGAGACAGCATAAGGAAATTATCAAAATCAAACCCACGTTCTTTCAAATCAGCTTTAAAATCTCTTTCAGCTTTCGGAACGCCGTTGATTTCGTACTTGTTTGATAATGCAACCTTTCCCGGCTTTCCGTCCTTTGGCTTACTTTCTGTGCGCTTCTGGAACTTCGCTACGCTTACCGGCTTCCCATCAATTACAAGTTCACTATCAACTCTTGGAAGACATTCTCTGCCATCATCCGGTCTGATATCCGGGTTACTTTTTAAGCTGTAGTCCTTGTCACAAAACTCCCACATATGAGCGTCTGCCAGTGTGGTTTTCCCGCATCCGTTCTTCCCGGAAACAACTGTTCTGTGACCGAACTCTATTCTTTTCTCCTGCTGACCTTTAAAATCGGTCAATCTAATTTCTCTTACTTCGATTTTCTTCATATTACAAAATCTCCAATCTTTTTACTGATACTTCCAACGCTGTTACCCATGATTGACTCTGATCAGACCACAGTTCCCGGCTTTGGAATCTTCCACGGAGTTTGATTTTTGTTCCCTTTTTCAGATTTTCTACGGCATCTGCGTTTTCCTCCCAGCATAAACAACTGATTGCGTCTGATCTGGTATATCCAGCTTTCTTCTTTCTGTTTACCGCCAGAAGTATTCTTGCCAACTTCCTGTCGTTGTTTGTGCCAATCATCTTTATTGTCGGCTTTTTAATCAGGTAACCGGTCAGATAAACTTCGTTTGCATCGTGTTCTTCCAACCTTTCAAGGTACTGAATCTCCATTGCTCTTACATATACCGTAAGGCTTTTCTTACCATCTTCCCGGACTGTACGACTTCGCATTTCACCATATACACTAGCAATCAGCTCTGTTTCTCTTGAAATCATGTATTCTGGCACAATAATCGGAAGAATATCGTAAGATGTGCTCTTTCTAAATATTGTCATTCTTCCCTCGTACATCTTGGTTCCACCGTATTCTTCATGCGAGAATACAAACCCTGCCGGAATGTCACCTGATAAAAGTACCTGGTTTTCGTCACGCATCTTCATGTGGTATATCACCCTCTTTCAATATCCTTGTCAGCATTAATCCGAGTGTTACGACTGTTTCTCTGAGATTCTTGTTTTCGGCTTTAAGTTTCTGTCTTTCTTTCTCAAGGTCGGAAATAATCTCACTTGCAAGTGTTGGTGTTTCTGTGTTCTGGATGTGTGTTTTTGACATAAAAAATGCCCTCCTAAATTATTTATTGATAAATACAGGAAGGTGTGTTATACTTGTCCTGTATTTAACTTAGCCAAATTAAGTTAGATACGCGGCTCCATGTGGTATGTCGGTACCTGTGGAGCCAACTTTTATTCTGAGTCGAGACCTAACATTGCGATACATAATTTCTTGTCGATGATTATGCTCTCGCCAGAGTTGAGGTATGCTTTGAACGCCTTTAGTCTGCCAACTAATTCGGCGTATTCCTCGGCTACGGTCTCTGCTCTGAAATCCATCTTATTTTCTTTCTCCATCGCAATCCTCCTCACAATACGGGCATTTGTTGTCCATCAAAATTTTGTTCAAATGGTCAGTTACTTTCTTCACATTTTCTCCCTGCTGACAACCGCCCTCTACAATGCTGTACATATCAAACTCTCTTAATGATTCTTTCTTATATATGTTGATGTGTAAGCTGCATCCGATCTTGTAGTTTGCAAAATGAAATGCTACCGTTCTGCCGGTTTCTTTCTGAACTCTCCGGCATAACTGGTACAGTTCATCTACGGTCTTATCAAAATCATTTATCTTCATCGAAAAGCCCTCCAAGTAAATCACCAAATAATGTTTTTACAACTTCTTTGATTTTTTCTTTTTGAATAGTTTTAAATTCTTCTTCGTTCATCAGTCCGATTTTGACCGCTTCGTTAATCTCCTGCTTCACAGATTCCTCTGTTTCTTTGCCATTTTCCATAATGGTTTCCTTGATTCCTCGAACGATAACAGCTAAGTCAGCTATTAATTCTGCTTTGCTGCCTTTAAGTGTGATTTCTCCCATTTTTGTCTCAATCATCTCTCTTTTCCGTTACTGAAAACTTATAAAAAGTTATAAACTTCTATGTTTCATTCCTACTTCAACGAGTATGCTTTTGATGATATAAATATCTATCTACTCACAAGTTCTTGTACTCTCCATAGGCGTAAATTCCGGACTAACGTATCCGTACATATTTGCATTAACGTTTCAGTGTCAGCTTGCAAATTTTTCTCCATAAGTCTTGAGATTTATAGATGCCTGGAAATATATTCCACTCTAATATCTTATAAAACTCAACATATGCTTATATGATTTTATAATTTATATTTAACTGTTAATTTCCTCCGATTTTTTTAATTTCATCCGGGTAAATAACCACGAATGATAAGATAAACATTGCGATTGCTACTGCAACCGGCTGTGATACGCTGTCAAATCTCCAGAACGGCAAGTACGGTGACATACCGCCGATCAGAGCTGACAGAATTAATGCTTTTACCATTTTTATGTCCCTCCATTTTTTTTGTGTGGTATACTCTCATTATGAAAGGAGGTGTTTTTATGGATAAGTTACAAATCGCTCATGATCTGGCTGTTGCTAAGTTATGCGCTGAATTACCGGGAAGCCTGGACAACCCTCATATCTGCCAGAGATACTTCAAATACCGTGCAGAATTTGCTGATCTTCTGGATTCCCACGATGAATATTACTTTCTCAATGAACTGGATAAAGAGAAAGTAAATAATTGTTCTCCATCTCGACGCTACTTTTAATCGTTAGACTTTTCCCCTGATGTGCTCTTTGTTGTTCTGCCAATATAGAGCACATCCTTAAGGGAAAACTGAATTTTATTATTAATTCCGTTTTCATTCCATTCGTATTCAACAATTGACTGTTTGTCGAAATTAATTTTTTCATACACCTCTGCCGGGGCACGCAACGTCTCTCCGTTTTTAAACTTGATAATTGTTTCGTCGGCAATCTTCACATTCTCACCTCCTGATTAATCTGCTTTAGCAAAGAAAACACCAATCGGGTCTTCGATATGAAATTCATCAATCATTGTCTGAATCTCATTACTGTTGAAAATTCCTTTCTGCATCTTTCCATAAAATGTTTTTGGCGTAATTCCAAGCATTTTGGCAACGTCCGTCTGAGATTTTCTATTCTTCGCAAATATTCCTCGAAGTTCATCAGTTTTTATCATTTTGTCATCTCCTGCTCAATCACCGGAAGAATCCCACTCTCTTTCAGCTTGTCGTAAAGAAATATTCTTCCTTTCTGTGACCACTTAGTATTCATCTTCACATCCGGTCTACCGTCCGATCTCACGATATCAACGGTCTCGGAATGTGTATAGCCCATACAGTGATATTTGCTGTACAGTAACCACTGTCCGCTCTGCTTGTACTGGATTCCGATGTCATGCAGAATATCGTTCATCTTCTTCCCAGACATTCCATAATCCTTAGCAATCTGGGTAATGGTCACAAGTCCCGGATTCTTTAAGATTTCATCATAGTAGTCGGCTTTCGGTTTCAGTTCGCCGATTATCTGGTTTTTGACACTGATTTCCGTTGACAGTGACTTGACCGAATCTTTCAGCTTCGCAATGGTCTGGTCTGCCATCTTCAACGCTCTGGCAAAAACCTGTTCTGGTGTGTTCCATGCTTTTTCAAGGTCTATGAAATACTGTCGGTATTGTCTGCCTTTTTCTGACCGCTGAATCATGCAAATCTGTTTTGCCATGTCTATAGAAACTTGATAATCAGAAATTTCTCTTTCTGCTCCGTTATTTACAAGTGTGGAACTTTTCACGCTTGTAAAATCGCTTCCCTCAGTGAAACCATATGCAGACATTCTTTCAAACCATCTCGAAAATCTGTCTGTAATTTCAAGCCCTGCATACAGCTCTCTGGCTGATACAGTAGGTTGTTCACTACTGTAATTAATAGGTATTAACTGTTCCGTAATATCGTCTCCTCTCTAATTACTATCTCTAATTGTTGCTTCTTCTTTCTGAGTATCACTCTCAACAGTATCAGCAACGCCATTCATGTATCCCAAAATGTAGTGTTGCTTATCTGCCGGAAGCTTATTGATTCGTGTTGTTACATCTCTGATAAGCTGTCTCTTTTCTTCTGACATTTGTTCACCTCCACCTCTCTTACGTTATGAACGTATAATATCACATCTATAACGCATTGTCAACGTGTTTTTAAATATTTTTACGTTGACAACGTATTTTAAAAATGTTATACTGTTACCATAAAATAAAGAAAGGAGGTGGGTAAATGGGCGAGCGGTTGAAAGAGCTGCGAAAATACTTAGGACTTTCAAGAGAAGACTTTGCAAAAAAACTCGGTTTAAAAAGCCGTGGTAAAATTGAAAATATAGAACTTGGAAGAACAGTTCCAGATGACGATTTTCTAAAATTGATCTGTACTACTTATAAGGTTTCTTATGACTGGCTTGTGAGCGGCGACGGTAACATGTTTATGGACGACGATGGCGATGCGCAGGCTATCGTAGATTCGGTAATGACCGGGGATAATGAATTTGCAAAAAAAATCCTTGTTAAATTCGCAAAGCTTAGTGAAGAGCATTGGAAACAGCTTGAAGAAATTTTGACCGAATTAGAAAGCAACTAATAAAAAAGGACTGGGGGTAAAAATCCCAGTCTTTTTTTGCGTTTTAACTATACTATCAGTCCTTTGTGTATTATAATATATAAAAAATCACCAAGGAGGACTTAAATGAGAAAAAGAAAAACTATCGACAAAATTACCAGAAAAATAAAATGCCCGGCAATCACTTGTCGGAGCGCCAATGTGCAGATAATTAGCAGGGGCTTCTTTTCTACTAAATATCAATGCAAAAAATGCGGGCGCGTTTTTAAGGGATAGTCCAAAAGCCAAATATATATTGGTGGGGTAACATCTTTACGGAGTATAAGAAAACTAAAGTAGAGGATTCGGAATTTGGAGAAGAAATGGGAACTGCCATTGCAGACAAAATCAATGAAATGATAGGACCAAAATATGATAGTTCTAAGTTCGAATATTATTTTTCGGCTTCTCCAGATGATTTAAAAACAGAATAACAAATTTGCCCCTGTAAACGCAGGGGCTTTTATTTTTACTTTTCTTTTAAATACAAATATTCTAACAGTTTATATACCCGTTTTAATGTTCCTTCTGTTTTAACCTTTTCTAATAAAGCCATTATTTTCTCTTTATAATCCATAAATAGCCCTCCCTGTCACAACTACCACCTACATTACAGTATATGCCCGGCTTGTGGGAAATAGAACCGAACATTAGTTTGTTTTCATTATTATACCACCGATATTTCCCCTTGGCAACTGCCAAATATACACATGGACTTTTGTTATTTCGTAGGCAAACTTCGCAATCGCAAAGAAAATTATGCTTTTGCGAATATAACATCTGACATTGCAAATTTCCTTGATCTCGCTCAACTCCTGCATCTGAGCGGAACAAATTTGTTCCGCAGCTTCCTTTGTGATCTGCACATCTCTGTGGTGGCGTTCTGCTATATCATGCGACGGTATATGCACCGCACAGAATATTTCGTAAAATATCAGGATGAATACGACTATCCTGTATCTGTTCTTTTCCATTACTACCAACTCTTTCTAAAAATATATCACGCATTATAGCACGAATTTGTATAGTTTTTCTGGCAAGTATAAAATCATGGAATTTTTCTGCAAAAACAATCTATTTTTTTAATATTTTACTATGCACAATTTGCATGAGGTGGTATAATATTGTAAAATTTTAACAAGGGAGGGGATTGTATGAGCAAGGGCGAAAAGAAAAAGGATTCAACCCTGAGTGTCATCTCCTGTATTCTGGCAGGTGTGGCATTCATTCTTCCGTTGCCAATTATCCTGTCGTTTCCTCTGGCTCTGGCAGGAGCAATTGTAGGATTAGTAGATATTGGCACAAAGAAAGAGGAATATAGGCATATTGGCTCATGGTTCGGAATTATTGTCGGAATCATTGAAGTAGTTTTTATTGCAGTGCAGTATATGAGATTTCTTTAGCAGAAAAGAGGGTTTTATGAAAAAGAGAGTTTGTGGAATTATAACGATGTGTGCTTTTTTATGCATTTCGCCTGTCAATGCCAGTGCTACTTCCTTTGACAACATTAATGAAATGCTTAATAAGATCAATGGCGAAGATGGATTTGTCGAAGCATCTGAATGTGTGATTGACAAAAACACTAAATCCTTGCATCTAAGCGTCGTTATAAGTGAGAACGTGCCAGATGATGAAGTTGGCACATTTGCTTCAAAGGTTTCCGGTGTATTGTCGGACGCATCTCAGCAGGATTGGTATGATTATGATTATGTTACTGACGATTTCTATAAAAGTGGTTATGATGGAGTAGTTCTAACAAACGTTTGGAATTTCAAAAATGATACTCTGGCTTGCTCAATTTGGGATGATTCACTGTCAATTACGCGCCTTTCAGACGGAACTAAATTAAAAGAAGCTGTTTTAAAAGATGTAGAAAGTGAAAATTCTGATTCTCAGGAAAACGAATCTCTTGATGATACCGGCAGGCTAAATCCAGGTGTTTATATTATTGGCGAAGATATTCCTGCCGGAAAGTACACCTTTTCAATAACCGACGGAGCAGGAATTATCAGCGTATATGACAGCTACGATGATTATAAGAATGATGATTACGAACATTCAGAAGAATACCATGTCGCTTCAAAAAAATATAAAGAAAGTCTTGGTTCTGACTTAGAAAGCATTAATTCTTTGTATTCCAGTGAAATTGGGAATCTACCGTTAGAGAATGGAATGTGCGTAAAAATAGATACTGTTTCAGTTTTATATTTAGCGAAATAAACAAGAGGGGCAACCGCCCCTCTTTCTTTTTGCCTGTCGTTCTCGCAGGCAGTCTCTCTATCCACACATCCTCCCGGACACAGAAACCATATTTTTCGAATTATGTCAAACTTTAATGCTTTACACTAACAATTTCAAGTGCTACACTTTGTTTGTGGGACAATAATACCACAAACAAAAAGAAAAATGTGTGTACTGTCAAAATCATGGCGTATTTTGACAAATTGAGACTACGAAAGGAGGGTGCGCATATGAGAATAGCCATATGTGACGATAACCAGCTTGAAGTTGACTTGTTTAAAGAGTGCGTATCGGGATTCTTACGGCGCAAAAGAGATTATCGCTATGAAATCAGCGAGTATTCAGCAGGTTATCCACTTGTTGAAGATGTGAAAGAGGGTAAATGGTACGATGTAATTGTACTGGATATGATTCTGGAAAATGAGAACGGTTTGGAGATTGCGAACCAGCTCCGAGATGTCGGATACGATGGAAAGATTATTTTCTGGACAGCCGACGATTCTCATCTGCAAGAAGCATTTGACGTCGGTGCTATGCAGTATGCGGTCAAGGGCAAGGAATACGGCAGAATATACCGGGCTATTGACGAGGTCCTGTCGCAGATGAGGGATGAAACATTGACATTCAAATTCCGCAGGCAGATAAACCGGCTCAAATACGATGAAATTGAGTACGTCGAGAGTCAGGCAAGAGTTTGCCATATTTTTGCTACAAATAACCGATGTTTCGTGACCACTTGTAAGCTGAACGATCTGGAAGAAAAGCTGTCTGATAAGCGATTCTTGCGCTGCCATCAGAGTTATCTGGTGAACATGGATCACATCCAGTCGGCAGGTGATAATTTCGTCATGGATTCTGGGGACATTGTCCAGATAAGACAGAATGGGTCAAAAGAAATCAAAGAAAAATATGAAAATTACATAAGTTGACAGCAAAATGACCGCCAACCCGGGAAGGAGTAATTGGCGGTCATTTTCATTTTCAACACTTAATAAATAAAAGGGTTTTGCAATACGAACTACTATATCGAACACATTTATTATAGCATTATAAAGATTATATTACAACTGTCATTTAGAAATTTCTGTGATTCTGATAAACGTTCCTTTTGGAACAAATTCAAAAACGAACCCATCATCGTTCGGATAAGGGATGCGGATGAAGTACCATTTCAGCCCCGAGCTGTCGGTTTCTGTGTACTTCATCACCTCTACAACTGCACCTTTTTTCAGTTTTGGAAACAGCTTTGACGGGCTGTTTTTGTTTGATTTTGTATAGCATTTTGTGTCCTTTTTTATCTGCGCAATGTAGGCTCTAGTGTTCTGCTTTTTGGCTGTATCTGAGCCTGAAACTGACGTTGTATTTTTAACTAAACTGTAATTTGGAGTGCAGAATTTTGTTCCGGGAAGGTTGCTGTTATAGTAACTTTTCTGGCATACACCACCACCATTTGCGATAATTGTAGAGCCACCAGAAGTATTTCCTTCGACTGTCCAGAACCGATCTCCTGACACTTTTATTACGATTCCAGTATGCGTAAATTCTCCGTTTCTGTAGAAAATAACAATGTCTCCGACTTTTGGATTGCCGTTCAGAGTAAACAAATCCGCCATTGTCGGGCAATAAACGTATGGCCAGTGTTTCAAAAGTTTCTTTGCTGTGTCTAATCCGAATGCTTTCATCATGCACCACGAAACGAATGCAGCACACCATGGCTGTCCTTGGTAATCCGGCTTAATATCTCGCCAGTATTTTGTGTAATTGTTTTCTCCGGCATTTGCCGTCTTGCTATCAAGTTGACTATTGCTTGCCTTTTCAAGATATCCGATTTCATTCTTTGCGATCTGGATTAATTTATCAATTGCGTTCATGCCTGTTTCCTCACTTTCTGGAAAATATGTTTTTAATGCGTCATAAACAAATCTCTGCCTGCTCTCGTATGCCCCAACTTGGTTCCCTGTGTCCGTCTGACAAGCTGCATAGAGATTATCGAGCGTATATGGCTTCTGAGTCTTTGCCAGAATCCTCGTTACTGCTCCCTGTCCGCCTTGGTGTCTAAAGTTCACACACATAGCTTGCGCTCTAGCGTCCGTAACGCCCTGTTTAAGGGCTTCTTCTGCATAGGTGGCTAATTGTTCATCCATAAGGCTATCTTGACATTTAACGCCCAAATCGGACGAAATAAGGGCAACTATGGTATCGGCAAGCTGTGACACTCTGGAAATATTAAAGCATTCCCAGTTTGCGGTCTGAACTTGTTCCAGAAGTCTGACCTTGTCTATCTTCTCCCACTGTTCCGGGTCGGCATCGTAAATTCGTTCCAAAAGTGTCTTGGCTTCGGTTCCGTACCATGCTCCTGCCCCGATTGTAATTGCGTGTTCATCTGAATTATTCTCATAGGCTTCTGTGAAGTCCGAATAATCCTGCTGTCCGTAAACCTGTCCACCGGTTTCGACTGCATAAATAATCTTCCTGAGAACTGCTTTCTGTTCGTTTGTCATATCGCGTTGCTCCTTTCTGCTAAATATGCCTTGTAAGCTCCGCATTTGCCCCTAAAATCAATTTTTATATATCATTCGAGGATTTTATCGAATCGCACATAAAATCGCTATATGAGTCAAATACGGAGTTGCTGATAAAAATGGTTTGCCTTGGACTGAAACGAATCAAGAATGTCTGGGTCGAATAGTGCTTATTCGACGATTAATATATATCTTGTATATATATTAATTATATTCTTATTCTATTTCTTATTCTTATTCTATTGCGTTACATTGCGTTACTGGTAACGTTATTGTAACGTTACATTGAGATATTATGTAAACGAAAATTGCTCGTTGACAGAATATTTATTTCTGGTTTTTATTATTTTCTCAGATGATTGATTTATTCTGAAAACAAGCAAAATTTACTTTTACAAATTATTCATTTTTTATTTTCGATATAGTTACATTTTAGTACGGTCAGGACTGAGATTTTGATGGTTTTTGAGCGAATAAGGGCTTATTTGAATTTTTCAGGAAAATGCGCTCTTATTTGGGGTTTTTATTCGTTTTTACAGTGGTACCTCATCTATGGAATACACTAGGCTGTAAACATCCGAACTGTATTTATCGACATTGAATTGCTTATGCACATACAGTTTATTATTGACAATTGTAAGGCAAACAGCCCCAATAAAAGTGTATGAAGCTTCTATTTTGCCGTAAAATATTCTTGTTATTTTCTCGCTTTTGCTCATTTCGTATATTAGTTTGGGCGTTCCGCGTGTTGTTAAATTAAGCTTGTATACACCATAAGGATACTTAGAATTATGTGAATCAGGGCTTGATATAAAGTACATATTATTTGCATAAAATGCGCAAGGAGTCTGTATACGCATACCCCAGTTTCTCCAATCTAAAGAAGCATCAGTGTCTTGCCATGCAGAATAAACAAGACTGTAATTTTCTCCGTCATATTTGTGTACATACGCACCATAATCTTTATCAAGTTTTCCTGTCATATATACAAAGCCTTTATATCCCCCCAAAGACACATATGAAGCAGAATCTCTTCCGGAAAATAATATCAGTTTATCTGATTTCACTTCTAATAAAGCTTGTATGAACGGATATTCGGAATACGGAGTTAGAAAGCGGTTTGATTCAAGGAATATTTTTCCGGATATTTTGTATTGATTTGAAACATAATCTGTCGACGAAGGTTTGCAAGATATTTTTTCGATTTTTCTGCTTCCGATGTTTTTTCCGTTTTTATATTCATACACAGTCGGAGAAACATTTGTATCTGGTCTTGGCGTATATGAGGATGATAATTGATTGTAAAATATACAATAAAAAGTATCATCATCTCCAACATAGAACCCTTGAAAAAACATTTTTTCAACTTTATCGGAATTTGAATAATGGAAAATAAGTTCTCCCTTGTCAGAGTACTTATAAAAGTCTTTGATATTTTCAAAAAGCCCGTCTGTATGAAGGATATAAAAATAGTTTTTATATGCTACCGCAAAACCTGCTTCGTTTTGCATTATGTTGCTAAAATCATATATTATCTTGACTATTGAATTTCCGCCAACAAAAAATGCGAATTTATTACTGATCGCGCCTCCTGTTCCTTTGAAACCATAAATTAAATTAACTAATGTAGCTCCTGTGGTTGTTGTGCATTTGTCGATTGCGGCATAATCAACTATATTCTTTCTAATGCCACCAGATTTTTTCCACAGCAATGTATCTCCACCCCATATCTCACTTGTTTCTTTACCTTTGACAGGAAACCCAGTGATTTCCTGTCTGTTCAAAAACGCCTTATATATCATCTATTACTCCTCCTCGAATGTGAAATACAATGTGTCTGTTCGGTCGATTCCTGCGGCTACCAGAGCGTCGTAATCAGCTTTTTTTATTCGCTTTACGCACCTTAATTGTGCTTTTTTTAACTGCTCGGAAGTACTGCCAGAACCACCAGAACCGTCTGTAAAATCGTCAATCATTGCAGGTGAAAATTCGGAATCCGAACCATCTGTAAACTCTGCATAACTGATTGTCGGCATTTCTGAGCGAGTAAGATTGACCGTTCCAGATATTTCAGGAGTATATTTTCCTAACTGCTGACTGTTGCTATTAAACGGTGCATTATTGGCAGAATAGGTGTCAATCATGTCTGTAGCGCCGATTTTAAGCGTCCTGCTCATGATGTATGAATGAACGTACCATTGCAGTTCTGTAGGCTCCTGATCGTCGTGCTGAATCTGCTTCTTATAGTAGAGTTCGACTGCCTGTCCAACCATGTTCAGTGGGTTTCCCTGAACCTCGGCGGTATATCCCTGCGCACGGTAATATTTCCGTAAATCTTGATTTACGAATACGCCATAGCAGATTTTCATAATCGGTTCAGCCCTTGAAATACCGCCATATTCATCTGCATCCCAAACGTAATTTAACCAGTCTTCATTTCCTACAAAGAAGCTGTTTCTGTTGTAATAGACATTATTGTCATATGCTTCCTGTGCTGTGTAATCGCCCTGCGTAAATCCAAAAGCTCTATTCGGGTCGGGGTCACAAAATATAACATTTGGGAACCAGATTCTGCCCTCTTTTGCGTTAAAACTTTTGAACGTATCAAGATGTATTTCTTCGTTATTGTAGTATTTATAAATGTTCTGATTACCGGTGGTTTGTCCGTATCTGTAGCTGTTCTGGCGGAGCTTTAAATACTCGAACTTTCCATCCCTATTCATCCAACCAAAACGGTCATTCTGCAAGCATAAATCTTTCAGAATATTTACTACGTTCATTTCATTTGAGTTATTCGTATCGGGCACATAGGTGTCGTCCCAATGCAGCTTTGTACTGACCTGCTCAAGTCCTAAAAACTCAAATAATTTATCCCTGAATTGCTTTTGAGTCAGCTTTTTCTTCTTATCAGTCGTCTGGTTTTTATACCATCGTGCAATGTCAGTATTTCGTAATTTATACAAATAATCGTATGCAATAAAATTACGTGTCAGGGAGTTTGCTTTTCGCTCTGCACTGTCGATTTCACCTGTGAAAATTTTGATTTTTGTTCCTTTTCTTTCAATGTAAACTTCGATTTTTCCAGACGGGTAAAATTCTTCCGAAGTGCCATTAAACTGATCGTGGTGAGCCTGAAACGTTATCTGATTGCAGACACAGCCGCCGAAAATGAAATAGCTTTCAGAACAAATAGACTCCTGCAAAGTAAGCGTATTCTGGTCGATATTTTCATTTGTAAGATCAGCAAATTCGCCATTAATCCAGTGTACTGTTACTTTTATTGGCTCGGTTTTTTCTTCTTCAACATCACCGGAACCACCGCCAGATCCACCACTTGAACTATCGTCGAATGGGTTCTTTCCGTCATTCGTGACTTTAATTTGAAAGCTATCAGAGCCGATAAATTTGGAAACGCCGTTGGTTGTTGTATTATAAGAAACCGTGATAGTCTTGGAACCTGCGGTGGAACTATCAAATCCAGATATGTCATAATCTGTAATTTCTTTCTCGGTTCCGTCCTGTCTTATCTCTGCAACAGTCAGCCCGGATGGGTCAAATGATTCTCCGATTTTATAGTAGACCTTGGACGGAAAGCTTGTGATTCTTATTCCAGAAAGGTCATATACAGTCACTTTGAAAGTGGCGGTATGGGTTTTATAGGTTACTGTGATTGTCTTTTCACCAACAGATGAACTGTCAAAGCCAGATACTTCAAATCCGCTTGTCTTTATTTCTGATGTGTCATCAGTATATTTAACAAGGATGGACAATCCAGTTGTGTCGAATGCACCTCCTTTTGGATATTCGATTTTTGCAGGCATGGTTTTTACTTCGATTCCAGAAATGTCTACCACAAGAATACTGAAATCTACAGTCTTTTCATCGAATGTAACCGTTACAGTTTTATTTCCGTATACTGACATATCTGGGCTTGATAAGGTATATCCTGTTACTTGTTCGGACGTATTATCGTTGTAATATGCGGCAATTATGAGCCCTGTGCTGTCAAAAGTTTCGCCTACGAAATATCTGTTTTTGGTTGGCATATGAGTAACTTCAAGTCTGGTTACCCGGATTAACCATGTGATTATGCCTCTCGCTCCCCACGGGGAACCGGAAATTTCGTTTGTTTTTTTGTTCAGAGTGACACTTGTTGTTACAGGCGTGCTGAAAGCATTTGCTCCAATGGATGTAACGCTTGCAGGAATAGTAGCACTTGTGAGTTGTGTGCCGTAAAACGCCTGAGTACCAATAGTTTGAACACCGTCAGGAATTACCAGATTTTTAAGTGAAGTACCGGAAAACGCATTATCTCCAATATTTGTAACGCTTGCAGGAATGGCAATTTCTGTGATTTTACTACAACTTGCAAAACATGATGTTGGTATTTCTGCTATTCCATTTTCGATAGTGACTGTTTTTAAAGCATAGAAGCATGGCGTAAACTGTGATGCCCCAGTAAACTTAACCGTGCTTTTTAATGTAAGATTTTCGAGTATAGAGAGCGCTTTCGTACCACCCGTTCCATCAATAGTTCCGCCTCGAATCATCAAATTCTTGCAACTTGGAATATAGATTCCAGATGAATTAATCGTGGAATCTGAGCTTCCAATTTCTACATTATTTATTGTGGCACCTGCAAAAGCACCAGATGATAGTAAATTTAATGATAATGGAAAAACAACACTATCCAACGATTGAAATCCGTTTAATGTTCCACCTTGAATTTCTTGCAAGCCTTCATGAAAAACAATCTCTGTTAGGTTGGGGCAAGAACTGAACGTGCCACCTTGAATAGCTTTAAGACTCGCAGGAAACTCTAACTTAATTCCAAAAAAAGTAGTAAAGTTTCCACCGGCAATACTTGTAATTGTGTTCCCTAATTCGATATGTGTTAAACTTTCAAATTGATAGCCAAATCCCTCGGAAATTTCGGTAATACCATCACTGAAAATAATTTTTACGCATCTTTTAAATAGGCTGTCGGGGACTATAAGGTGTTCTGAATTTTCATGTAAGATCGTAATTTTTCCAGTCCCAGAAATTGAAAGTGTGTTTGCATCAAGATTAAATTCGGCTGTTACGTCTTCGTGATTCGGCGAGCCTATATGTACAGAAAACGAGTCATACACCGTAACATTTTTAGTTCCTACCACGTTGAAATAATTAATATTTATGGGAATTTGACCAGCCTCTGTAACAAGTGTATTATCGACAGTATATCCACTTTTTACGACTTCCGACCCGTCCGAGTACTTAACGGTTATACTTCGAACAGATAAACTTGTGGTATCTCCCACAAAATAAACATTATTATAGCTTACTATGTCTGAAATGCTTTCTGGCTGCATAATCGCAACTTCAAATTCACAAGTGAAACTGCCGTAATGAACTGTAATTTCACATTGCTTTGGAGAACTGCTGTCAAATCCAGAATACGTGCAATCTTTTGTAACATCTATGGTGTTTCCATCACTTGCCGTTGCAGTAACCACAATGCCCGTAGAATCAAATTCTTTTCCTATGTGATAATTTGTCTTGGTTGGCATAGTAGTTACTGATATGGCGGTGATAGAGGCTTCTGAGACAGTAATCTCAAACGTTGTGGTTTTGCCAGATGCAGTAACGGTTATGGTCTTTGCACCTGCGGAACTGCTGTCAAAGCCCGATAATTCGTAATCTGTGACACTGACTGTTTCTCCTGTGCTTGTTGTTCCTGATATTTCAAGACCTGTTTTATCAAAAAATTCTTTCTGATAATACATAGTCTTATCTGGCATTTTTGACACAGATATACTGGCGATTATTAAATCAGAATATTTTTCATAAGAAATCTCCTGAGATATGCCCGCATTTTTGGCCAAAATCGAAATCGGTACCGTAGAAGATACAGAAATATTCAGATTTGTTGTGGTTTTACCGTCAGTGATTGATGATGTGCCGGTGTACGAACTGCTTGTAGGCCTCTGAATAACATTGACAAAAAGAGTCTGTCCCTCTATTAAGAATACTTCGTATTTCAGTGCGTACGATGAAGAAGTGCTTGAATAATACACATAGCCTTCAACCCTGATTTTGAGGAATCTTTTTCCCGACGTAAGTGTTCCTTCCTGCCGGTACACATAATAAACCGCACCATCCCTGCGCCAGATTTTGAGTTGTTCGGCTTTTTGCCCAAATCCAATGAAATTGTTCCCTGAAACGTATATGGTGCTTGCAGTCTTGCCCGCATAAGTAAACCAATCAACGCCTGTGACGTTAACTACATCATCGTCGTGTTTCGTGTTGTTAACAACAGCAGTCATTCCGGCCGTCGTATTCAATAAGCTATCAAAAGATACTGTATTTTCCATAATCATCCTCCCGTCTATAAAATAAAAGAGCACATGAGCTGTGACACCCATGCACTCTGATTGTTAGTATTCAATCAGTGCAATTCTGATTTTATTGTACAAAATATTATTTCCTACAACTCTGATAGGCTTGTATTCAATATCAGGCATATAAAAAACACCTGTTTTGTAGGTGTTTTCTTCGTCGTCCCAGTATGTAACTTTGTATTTCCGCTGTGCCTTATTGACTAAGCCTGCTTTGAAAACAGACTGCATCTCAATTTTATCTGGTAACCACATAGGGCGCGTGTTGAAGTCTATTTTAGTCTTAAAATTCGGGCTTGTGTCCCTATGCAAGAGATTGTTCAAGTCCCTGTATGCTTCTATCTCTGTTCTCTGATTCGGGGTTGCGGAGTAATCATTGTAGGCTAAGAATTTGTTCGGGAGAACGCTTCCCCCGAACTTTAAAAAATAACCTTTGAAACTACTTCCTGCAATAAAGTCACTCATTCTATCACCTACCCTTCAAATATTCCGTAGCCATTACGGTTTCTGAACTGCTGATTTTCTTCTTTCAGATATCCAATCAGATGTCCGTCTGCATAGATTGCCATGCCGTTCAGGGCGCTTTTGACCGCCTGCCCGATCATCTGGTTGTTGTCGAACGTGTTGCTACTGATTGCCATGATTTCTTTTCGAATATCATCCACAAAATCATCTGTATCAACTGACATTCTGCTCTTTACTTCCTGATAGGACGCACTCTTTGTGATAATGTCTGCGGTTGGTGTATTGATTTTTTGCACTTCGGCACTTATATCATTGATGGTGGATTCGACTTTTGGAAGCATATTTTGCATACCGAGTTGGAATCCCTCAACGGTGAATCCGCCGAGTTCCATCATTACCTGCGACGGGCTATGAATCTTTAAAGCACTCCGAAGCCTGTTTTCTATGTTGTGAGCAATTGCTTCTGCGTTTTTGTACAGATGTTGGTTAGCTGCGGCAATCATTCCGTTATTTAAACCAATAATCGCATTCCATCCAATTGTATAGAGTCTTCTCATAGAGTTTAAAACTACGTCAACAACACCATTCATAGCTTTTGAGACATTCAGTTTCATTGTACCATTTATGTATGATACAATCGCTTCTCCTGCCTGTTTCCATTTGGCAACCATAATATCGTGTTGAGTTGTAAAATGAGTTCTGACATTTGTGTCCATGAGGGTAAGCTCTGCTACCGTATCAAGACGCATCTGGTGTACTTTTTCTTTTACATCTTTTGCAACTTTTTCATAATTTTCAGTCGTGGTTCCACTTACTTTTTTAGTATTAGATGTAGAACCTGAGCTGTCTTGATCTTTACCGGTGATTTTATTCCATAAGGATTTAACTTTTGAAGTTATGCCATCCAAAATTCCTGTTATGTTTTCTTTGAGATTGGTAAACACATCAAGAGCACCTTGCATAGCACTGCTTACTCCATCTTTTAAGCCCTCTATTAAATATCCACCAATATCAGCAAATACCGTAGACGGAGAATGAATGCCAAAAAGATTTTTTACATTGCTGATAATTTTATCAACAACATTTTCTTTGAACCATCCTCCAATGTCTTTGGCAGCATCTTTTACGCCGCCAAAAAGTCCGAGTATAATATTTGTCCCGATGTCCCAGATGCTCCCAAGAATATTCTCGAAAGCTCCAACAATATCAGAAGCTAAATTCACGAATCCCTCTCCGATTTCGCTAAAATCTAATGTAAGAAAACCATTTATGATTTTAAACACATCGGAAATCACGTCTATTCCGCTTTGTAAGATACTAATTAATCCAGAGAATGCGTCACCTAAAATAGCTATGCCTGTTGATATAACAGTTCCGCCAACTGATACAACCAATGTTTCAAAGAACGAAACTATTGATTTTAACCCACTGTTGGCATAGAAATTGTATAATTGACTTCCGAGATTAACAAACGCTTCGCCGAGCGGTGATATTGCAGTTTTGACTTTTTCAAAAGCTCCAACAATACTATCCTTGATTTTCTCAAATGCAATTCCAACAGTGTTCCTGAAAGACTCAGATGTATTCCAAAGATCAACAATCGAAGCTATAACGCCTGCTACAGCTGCTGCTATTCCTGCGGCGGCAACTCCTACTGGAACTGAAAGGCCTGTTAAAGATGATAAGGCGCCTGCAAGTGAAGTAGACGCCGAAAAGAACGCTTCGTAAACAATACCACCTTCCTGAAATAATCCAATTGCTCCAGAAAAGGCATTTGCAACAGAACTTGTGATTTTGCTTGCTAATGCAGTAGAAGCAAATACAGAACCGATACTGGTAACAACAGGAAGTAATTTTGCGGCGATTCCAAATCCTATGACAGCTTCTACAAACTTACCGGCAGATGTCTCGCCAAGCCCTGACCATATTCCACCGAAAACGTCAAGTAACACCGTACCAAGTTTCTGTAGATTTGTCCCCCAGTCAATCTGGCTCAGGAACGTTCCAATATTTCTTCCAAATTCCTCCCAGTCTACTTTTCCTGAAATACTAATAAGCGCATCTAGCAAGTCTGAAATGAACGCATTTAATGACTGCCCGTTTTGTGTCCAATCAAATGTAGTGATGAAAGCGCTTATTCCACTGGAAATATTGTCAACAAACTGTTGCCAGTCGAAACTTTGAGTCCATGCGAGAAGCGCTTGAAAAGCACCATTCAGCCCGGTGGATAATGTATCTGCAATATTCGAAAAAGAAATGGTGGAAAATATACCGTTCATAGCGTCTGCCACTGATTTTCCAATATCAGAATACGGGAGATTATCAACAAACCCTCTGAATATTTCCCATGTGAGCATGAATTTATTTCCTAGGAGTTGTCCTAGATTATTCCAATTTACATCATCAATCAGTCCGCCGATACCTTCTGCAAATTTCTTCCCGAGGTTATACCAGTCTATCCCGGTAATCAACAGGTTTAGCGTATTGACTACGGTGTTGAACCCGGCTCCTATTGTTCTTCCAAACAAATTCCAGTCGATGTTATCCACAAGGCTATTGAAAGTCTCTGTGAATGCTTTACAAAATTCTGTAATCTTTGGTCCGACTTTTTTCCAATTGATTGCATCGTAGACCTTTTGCAAGCCAATATTTATCATATCAGCAATAGTTTTTCCAAGCCCTTTCCAATCCTGACTCAAAAATGCTTTACGGATTTTTTTTGCCCACTTATTGATCGGTGTTTCTTCGTCTGGAAGAGCACTATCAAGTTGATCTGAAATGTCACCAAGTCCCAAATCATCAAGACCAGAAGCACCATTCTTCCCTTTCTTATTGCTAAGACTCGCCGTATCATCTGACAGATTCTTTGTAAGCACGTTTAACTCATCAAATGGCATAAGTGAAAGAGAATCTTTTAATTTCTTAGCAGATTTCGAAGCCTTATCAAGCCCACTGGAAGCATCGTCGCCAGAATCTTTTAATCCGCTTAAATCCATGGAAGCATCATCAAATCCAGCAAATTCATTCACAACTCCTTTGGCAGAACCTTTCATTTTCTTTCCACTCAAAACATACATAAAATCACGGAATGACTCCGCTGCTTTTGTAAGTTTTGCAATAAAGGCATTAAGGGATTGAATAGCCGGAAGAATTGCTGATATTAAGCCTTGACCAATAACAGAGGAAAGAGATTGAAGATTTAATGTTAGCAATCTCGTCTGATTAGCCCAGCTTCCAGAAGTTCTAGCAAAATCTCCTTGTTGATCTCCTGTAACTGACAAGAGGTAATTATATCTAAGCATGACCTTTTGTGCTTGTGTCATGGAATTGTATGAAGTTGTGATTCCTTGGGACAGAGCATACGCTTCCAAGTTGGCTACTGAAAGGTTTATACCCAACTGTCTTAAAGGCATAACCTGACCTGAGATACCGGCACGAATTTTGTAGAATGCAGTATCAATGTCAATGTTGTAAAAAGAAGCTAAATCGCCGGCTAATCCTGCAAGTGTTGTTGACATTTCCGCGGCAGAATCTTGCGCTACGCCAGAAGATTTCAACATTGCCATCATAGTTCCTGTGTAATTCTTTGCAGCTAATTCAGATAATCCAAATTGCTTTGTGGCTACTGATGCAAATTCATAAGCTTTGTTAGCCATGCTTCCGAAAGCTACATCAACAATATTCTCAACTTCTGTGATGTCGGAACCGAGTTCCATAATCCCTTTCCCGTTCATAGCCTGATTAAATTTGCTCATAGCCAAAGAAGCTGTTTTTAAGCCTAGAACAGTTTTTATAAATGAACCGACATTTGAAGTTGCTGACTCTAATCCATTACTACTACTTATAAGGTTTGAAAATCCTGAAACCAAGAAATTTATCCCGCTTTTGGCTTTATTCACACCATTACTAAGCAATGAAGAAATTCCTCTAACAATAGAAGAAAGCTTGCTAAATGAATTTGAAACTGTGTTTGTTGCAGTAGAAATTCTTCCGCCTGACGATGCCAGACGTGAAAGAGCTTCTGTCATTCTTATTATATTTTCACTTACTTCAGGAGCGTCTTTCATGGTTTCAAAGAAATCTTTTAATTCTTTGGCAAGAGTTCCGAGATTTCCAGCAGTCTGTCCGGCTTTATTTCCCGCATTTGCAAGTTGCGCTATTGATTGTGTGAACCTGTTAACGGATTCGGAAATTTCGCTTGCACTCGAAAGCGTTCTTGCTGCCTTTTTCAATTGACGTGCGAGATTTCCTATTCCAGATGTAGTCTGGTCAATTTTTGTGCCTGCATTCGCCAATCTTGCCAGTGAAGAAACAAACCGGTTCACATTGTTTGATACGTCTGGAATATTGCTAAGACCAGATAATTCAGAAATCATGCCCTGAATCTTTCCAGACACATCACCTGTGGAATTTAATGTTTCGTTCAATCTGCGGATTGCATTTACGAATGAGTTTAATCCGTTATTTCTCAAGTTCAGGCTACCGAGCGCACTCATGGACTGCGTAAACTGTTGCAATTGACTGTTTATCGTTGATAAATCAAGCCTGTCCAATTTAAGTGCTTGAACAGCAGAGTTGACCGTACCGACGGAAGCTGAAAAGTCTCTGAGATACTTGATGCTCTCAGACATACGGCTACTCAGACGATTCAGTTTATTGCATAAATCATCAATGGATTTACTTGCATTTGATACGTTACTGCTGACCTCTATCGCAAGGCTATCTATTGTGTTGTCAGGCATATAAGCACCTCCTTTATTTCAAAAAAATAAAGGGCAAGCAAGACTACTATTCATCCTGCTTGCCCTCTTTATTACCTATTTCAGATATATTTGCATTTGCCTGCCTGATAAGAAGTTCGTAGTAACGTTCTTCTTGTCTTAGTTCTGCTTCTGATTTCTTTGGCATATCTGGATTGTGTTCAACCCAATTATTCTGTTTTTCCTGCGTAATTGGTCTGTTCGGGTAACTAACCTTTCGTGGGAACAATGCACATGAAATACTTGTTTTCACATACAATCCGGTCAGCCACGACTGATAGTCCATGTTTATTAACTGCGACTGAATTTCTTCGTTCTTTAAGATTCCATATTGTTCTATACGGATTCTTAGGTCTTTCAGGGTACTTCTGAGAAATTCTTTTCTTGACATCCCAATACGCACAGCCATTGGGTATAATTCATCCCAGATTATTTCGCTGTAGCTTTTTTCAGATGATCTGTCGGTTTCTTCGGCGCTTTCTTCGCTTTCACAGAGTCCATTGCCGCATTCATGTTGTCCATGAACGTTTCCAGACCGGTTAATTTGAAAAAACCATCTTCCTCCATCTGTTCAATGCACATAGAAAACAGACCGTAGAAGTTTCCCTGTTCATCATCTTTATGCTCAGCCATATACTGTGCTGCAAGTTTTTTGGCGGTATCTAAATCCGGGACAGTGCCATCACCGTCAGAATGGTTGCCGTGATATTGAAGTAATCCAGCATAAAACGCATTGAGTGCAGTATTTGGAATACTACTCATTCCAGAAACCATTTCCTTAAGGCTCCTGTCCGTTCCACCGCTTGTGGAAACCAGCATGTTCATTACGGATTTCACACAATCATCAAACAGTGATGCTTCAATTCCATATTCAAGTTTGTAGTCTTTACCGCCGATTCTTAAAACTTTATACATATTATTTGTCCTCCCAAATATGTTTAAATTTCGCTTTCAGTTGGAACTACCGCTTCACTCGGTCCAACGTATTCATTGATAGTAAGAGACATTTCAACGGTTAACAGGCCGTTCTGATCTCTTGCTGGTTTAGGAATGATTGTCGGCGGCTCGATTTTGGTGAAGAATGCTTTTTTGAGAGACGGGAAGTATTCTTCATACCACATGGATTTTCCATCTGTTTTTCCTGTTTTATATTCGCTGATTAAGGCTTCCCATTCAGCGATAGTTTCATCAGTTACATTCACAGTTACGTTGAATGTACCACCTGTAGAACCACGTCCTGCAATAGTTCTTTCGACTTCATCTTCAAGTGCAGAAGCGTCAATTGTCTCTACATCAATTTTGATCTCGTCAGAAGCATTAATTCTGTGGAGAAGTTTGAAAGTTGTCGGTTTAGTACCTGCTGTTGTTTCAACTGCATATCCGGTAAGCGAACCAACGGTACTTACGCCTGCTATATTTCCTTTTGCTGCCATATTCGGCTCCTTTCTGCTTTTTCAGCTATAAAATCACAATAAAAAAGAGCCTTGTCGGCTCTGACACGTAACCCTGTGTCCGGGAGATAAAAGGATCACCGTCCTTTCTATTCATCTGTGCCTGTTTTCAGTTCTGGAAGCCCTGCTACAGATGTAAGCAAGGATAAAACACCGGAAAGAACGGACGCGGATACGACCATCTTCCAGTCAACGCTTCCAAGGACTGTTGCGGTTCCGATTGTCGCAACTGCTGTTTGAGCAATTGTCTTAACAGCTCTGATTCCCGCAGCTTTCAGCCATTGTAATTTATCTTTACTCATAGGACACTCTCCTTTCTTTTTGGTATAAAAAATAGAAGCTGTTACGCTTCCAATAATTGCCCGGTGTAAATTCTGCTGTACCGGCTTATGATTCGTTTAAAACTCTTTTCGGAGTTTGCAACTTCTTCCGGCCCGTATGTTCTTCGGAATCCCATAGAAATCATGGCTTCATGACTCTTACTGTCGATTTCGTACGCTGTTGACAAGGCTTTTACACCTGATGCGTAGCTCTCAGTTTGAAACGAAAGCACAGTCGCGCATTCACTTCCATCAAGGCTAGATGATTGTGTTGGATTTCCCATCAAAAACAACCGGGCATATTTCTTTTTGTCTGTCGCTATTGTCTGACTTTTTTCCATGGAGTAATTGCCTTTGCCGACAAATGCTCCAACAATCTTGCTCCAACGTAAAAGTGCTTCCTCTACTGGAGGATAGATAACAGTCGGCATAGGGCACCTCCTTTTGAGCATGAAAAAAGCACCCACCGCTCAGGTAGATGCTTTTATATGTTATAGTATATCAAAGACAGAGGTATTATTCAGTATTATCAGGTATTAACTT